ATTCGTTCAAGTTATTTCTTGCAATCTGCCTTAAATTATAGTTAAGTGTTCTATTCTGTTCAATCATGGTGACTAAATTAAACAAAATCCGACACCGTGACAGTGCCCTAATCCACTCGGCTTGAGCACCCCAAAATCGGAATTTTGGCACCTCACATTATCCCTGTCATACCAACCATTACAGCTTCTTCCATAATCTTAATCAACTCAACTCTCTAAAACTGACACTTGCATACTCAACCCCAAAATCCAGCATGCTGTCCACTCAACCCTCTAGTTGAATAAGCAAAAAGTGTACTAATTCCAATCATCAATAGAAAAATTAGTACACTTTTTATCTATCAGGAATGCCATTACGCCGGCATTTGTGAGCTATTTTCCTACCCGTTTCAGCACCGTTACGCACTCAACATGCCACGAGCTTAATTGATTAATTACACATTCTTGCTGAACCGCTTTATTCGGTAGCTTTTGTTATTTACAATGAATTAGCACAGTTATTAACTCGGGAACACAATGCCGGATTTCAGCTAAAATTCGACATGAATTGTAGAGCTCAAATTCTAGTGGTTTGTGGGAACAAGCAAGTATCAAAAAATGGATTAGGTAATTTGTGGAAAACTAGATTCCCATTTGATGCTTTATGATTTGTGTAATCACCCCAGCTGCTACATTAGAAACTAATGTCAGCGAAACACTAGAAAATTTGGACAAAATATTTTTAGTGTCTTTCCACACTCCGTCATCTCTGATGTTATCTAAGAATTTATGACCTTCATAAGTTAAGTTCCCTGGAGAAATAATAACAGGTTGATTATTTCCCCATTGTACATCACCAGTAATGTATTTTGCCTCCTTTAATTTCATCACTGTATAGGCAATTTGATTTCTATCATATTCACCATAATTACTAAGATTAGCTAACAGCTCATCTTCCAGAGGCCCTGTTATATTTTTACTTGACTCAATTGAAAGCATTGTATATCTCACCAAATCATGATTTAACTTCAAATTATTCACCTACTTTACCGCATACGAAACCTGATCAGTAATATCACAAATTTCAGAAATCTTAGCAATGATAGCTAAAATCACTGTTGCTGAGAAGTTAGTTTCTACCACTGTTCCATTTTCCAATTTTTCTGGCGCATTCCCTGGCCTAAAGAGCATCCGGCTCAACTGGCGATTTTCTTTGATACGATCAAAGTTAAGGCTATCCTTATTCCAAATATCATTAAGGAAAGTAACTAGCATTTGACGCCAAGTTTTTACCGGATATTCATTTTCACTAATCGTGATTTGAACTGGTTTTTTACCAGTAACATCAGTGGTCTGATCAATAGTATATTCACCAGTAACTTCTTCTTCATTAACCTCTTTGATATCAGGCATTGGGAAGATTTGGATTAACTCTTTCGTCAATTTTTCAGTTCGATCAACGATAGAGTCTTTCCCCCACTTATCATATGTTTCTGCAACTTCCCGGGTAAGAGATACATTCGATTCCTTATAGAATTCTTTTTTCTCACTGTAAGGTTTGTTGCTCATTTCTTGGTTGTATTTCGTGAGAGTTAAATTTCCCAGCGTACCACCATATTGTTCCTTCACCTTGTCGGCATTAGTGACTTGAAGTCGCCATTCGGCATTGAGTCTTTGTGGCATAATGTGCTCAACCTGGGCATCATCAAAGTTTATTGTTTCCCTGGTCCGATATTCTTCTAGAACAACCAAAGATAATTTAGCCAGGTGATTCCTTTGATGATATAAATCTACTTCCATCAAGCCATTCGCTAATTTACGGTCATCAGGAAAATTAGCCTTGAGTAGTCTAAGTAGTCTGAGTCTTAAATTACCTGCTTCCTTGGATAGATCACATAGTCCTACAACAATTTTATTTAGCCCATTGGTTGGCATTTGGCATGCTTTCAACCGGAATAAATAACTTTCTAGAATATGCGCCAGCTTATTGGCTTCCTCCTGATCGGTTTCACCTGTATCAACTAAATCCATTAACAGCATCAAATAAGGAAATACAACCTTGCTATCCATTACGTTGATATGCTCTAAGATTTTGTTAAAGACATCATCATCGGATTTATAATTTAGAATCTGATCATAGTAGGTAGCAAACTTAAACAGATCAGCCAAAGCATCTTCCGAACTTAATCCTTGAGAGATGAAATAGTCCTTGTAGCTGTTATAAACACCATTTCTTTTAACAGACACATGCGTTTTTACAACTAGATAATGTCGGATGAATTCAGCAAAAGTCTTAGTTGCAAACATCCGCTCTATCTTAACCCAGTATTTTTTATAAAGGTCCGACTGCTCCTGCGAATCTAGTTTCATTAAAAGAAAGTTTCGCACTAGATCCGAGGATGAGAGTGAAACCCCAGTTGAGTTTAAACTTTCAAAAATGACTTGCGGATTTTCTTCATTAGGATCACTACTTAACTCAATATAAACCATGTTGAAGTGATTCATTGCTTCATACAATTTAGAACTATCAATGTCTGAATTACTAATCAATTTTTGAAACAGTCGATAGTTATCGATGACTTTTGACGGCTGATCGTAATCAGCCATTTCATTCATAACAGATTCAAATGCTTCATAGTCATGCTCGACCGGCTTTAACTTAAGGTGATTATTATCATCAAGATATTTATTGGTTAAATATTCTTCCTCAATTTCAGCGTGGTCTTGTTTATCAGCATCTGATAATGCCTTTAGTAGCAGAGTCAAACTAGTTAAACGTTGCTGTCCATCAATGATGCGATAGATATGACTCATCTTATTTCCAGTTTCAGTAACATAAACAATCGCGCCTATAAAATGATCAGTATCGTTTTGTGCAGCTATCGTTAAATCCTTAAAAAGCTGCTCACACTGTGCTTTATCCCATTCATAATTTCGCTGAAAAACAGGGATTTCAAAAATAGTTTTCCCACTTCCTAGGAAATCAAACAGATGGATACTATCAGCTTTCATCTATTATTCCTCCCCAAATTCTCGTTGGACGACTTCCTGCAAAGTACCTTCTTGGGCATATTTAGCAGCATCAATTTGCTTAAAGTGCTTTTCCATCAAGGAATCCTTTATTTCTTTATCAAAGCCAAAAATATAGTTAGTAGCGATCAGATAAATAATCCGCGTTGGTGCAAATCCATAAACCTGATGCTCCATAATATGCCTAATTCGTTCATGATCATCAGGGAAAAGTTGCTTCATCTTCTCGCTTCGGAAGAGACGCTTTACAATCTCGGTGATATATAATCCAGATTTCATGTAAAGGTCAGCAAAAGTCTTATCTGGATCATCAAAGATCCCTGGATTATTTGTTTCAAGATCATCCACCATATGTTTAACAACTGCTTTTGGTGTAAAAATCTGATTGGTCTTTTGAGGTGGGATGTAATCGAAAATATCCTCTTTGCTACTATCATCGAAATAGTTACTTAATTGCTCCATCTTCTCCAGGAATTGTTGAATAGAGTCGTTAAAGACATCCTTGTCAAATAAGTGACCATCAAAATGTTTCTTTTCATTAGTGTTGGCATCAACATAGTCACCACCATCACGTAAGAAACGGAATTGATCCTCAGTGATACCTGTCACTTCTTTGAACACATCGTCCTCAGTGTAGTCATCAAAATTCTGAAGTGTCAGATTTTTATCACCATAGGCCATGATAAAACTAGGAATTGTACGAGAAAAGCCACGCAGGTGTGCCCGAGCGTCCTCTTCAACGTTGTTCAACTTCTTTTGTTCTTCGTTCTTCTCAACACGTTCAACTACTTTAGCCGGAACATCTTCAATAGTCTGTTTTACGTGGTCTTGCACTCTTTTACCAAAATCATCCACAATATTTTGAACAGTGGTTTCGTATTTTACCTTGGCTTCGTTAAGTTCTGCTTGGTCACGTGCAGCATCTTGTTCCTTCTTATAATTAACTTCGGCTACTTTCTTCTGATCGTTAAGTTCGTCAGCAATCTTATTTAGAGCCTGTTCATTTTCTTTCTCAATCCGTTGCTGTTGCTTTTTAGCTTCTCTCTTTGACAAACCATAATCGTTAGCGACTCTGTTAACAACTTCTTTATTTAAGGAGTCATTAACCTTCTTAGAAATAGACTTAGCAGCTGACTTAAAATCAGTGCTATCCGTATCAGATACTGAATAAACCAATTGATTTCCTAAATCAGAGTAAACCTTATCACCAAAAAGCTCCTTCGATTTGCCAATTACCCTTTCCTTAGGAATTTCAACTTCACCATCGTCATTAACAGAAACTTCTTCTGCACCTTCGATGGCATCTTCATCACTTTTCTTAGCTTTACCCTCTTTAGCAGCTACTAAGCCATTCAAAATTTCACGTACTTCTGCAGGTGCTGCAAAGATTCGAGAAATATTGGTAAATAGGAAATTACTCATAAAGCCACGTTTAACAACTTCTTGTGACTTTAGCTGACGAGGAATAGACATTACTTGCTTAGCATCAAGTTCAACCATCTTCCCATTGTCATCTTCACCGATAACTGGGAAAAAATTCAGTAGTTTACGAATGTTCGTTTCATGCTCAGCAGCGGTCCCTTTGCCATTTGAAGTTTCAGCCATTAAGTCATTAGCAAATTCGTCAAAGATAGTCAGTGTCCGTGTTGGGTCAAAATCAAAAACATAGGCATTTTCTTTTTGTATTAACTCGCCATTACGCTCAAAAGTATATGGATTTTGTGCTCTAAAGGCAGCCTGCATGTACTCGGCGGGACTCTTCATACTGGAAAGCATCAAAACGGCCGACCAAGGTTTAACTGTTACACCAGTAGTCAGTTGGCCCACGCTTAAAGTGATAGTTTTATCGTATTCTTTAGTTGCTTTTTGAACTTTATCAAAGGCTTTCTCATTGGCCTTATCAAGTTGATCATCATTTAATTGGTCATCATCAAGTTTGCCATCACCTGCCGCAAGAATAATATGATAATGTTTAAAAACAGGATGCTGCTTCAGTTTCTTTGCCAGAGCTTTAGCACTATCTACTCGGTTAAGCAGCCAAAAAGTATGTGCAAGTTCTGTTCTTAATTCTGGAGTTGAGAATGGGTATTTTTCTCCAGTAGTTAATGTATCAAGAAAATGATCCACTGCTTTATCGTAAACAAATTTATCATTCTGCGTTTTGAAAAATTCATTTAAATCAAATGCTGGATCTGCTTTGTCACCATTGTCTAAATCAACACCCTGTTTTAAAGTGTCTGCTATCATTTCTGATAATTGGTAAGTAAACATGTTTAAGCGTGGCATTACGGCATATGGATTGCTACCACCTTCAGCATCTTCATTCCAATCGGCTTTGGCTTGTTGTTCATCAGCATAAGACCAGTTGTAGATTTGATCTGCAGCAAATTTACCTTTGGCTAGGGCCTTAAACGGTGTACCAGTAAGATGAAGTGTATACTTACGTTTGATTTTGTCGAATGCCTTATCCGTCTTATAAGTATCCACACCTTCATGGGCCTCATCAATGATCAATAAATCCCAGTTAAGATCTTCAATCCACTTTAATTTGTCGTATTCTCCACCAAAGTAAACCGAACCTTTTAACCCTTGAAGACTCTCAAAAACAACCTGACCATAATCATTGCCATCAGAAATGGAATCAATAAATTCCTGACGAGAAAGTACTGGCTTATCTTTTAAGGCATCCGTTTCACTAACGAATTTAAGATTAGTTTGCCAGGCAATAAATTTGTCAAAATCATCAAACCAGGAGTTTGCAATACTAGGCCGATTTGTAACTACCAGTACATTCTGCATCTGCATCTTACGGATTAAGTCATAAGTAGTGAGTGTCTTACCAAACCGTGGCTTAGCATTCCACAAGAATTCGCTGCCTTCACCATTTTTAAGAAAGTAAGCAATTGTTTGATCAACTGCCTTTTGCTGTTCTTTACGAAGCTCATACTGAACATGCTTATCATTACCTTGAACATTCCCATAATCACGGTCAGCAAATTCGTGAAAGTAATGATGTGAAGTTGGACCATCAATGTGAAACCACTCTGTCCTAGGTTTCCGTTCAATCTGCTTTTTCTGGGTTAAGTAATCATGAAAATCATGGTCGGTAAAGGTTTCATCGGACCCATCTTCATATCGAGCATTGCCACGCCATAACAATTTAACTTTGGCATCAACGGTATGGCTCTGTTGCTTAATTCGATCTTCAACAGATTGTGATGCAGTGTAACCTATCTTAGTCCATCCATTATGTGAAATATCGTTAGGAGTGGTGTAGGCATAAATCATTGGAATGATTCGTTTGAATGATTTAATTTTAGGCATTGCCATTGTCTAGTCCATCTCCTTTACTTTGGTTTCAATAAAATTGATTTCTTCCTGGTTTAATCCATATTTCTTGTACAGTTGCTGATCAATATCATGAACGGATTTTGACCAATCTATATCAGAATGTTGGGTAAAGTCTTGCAATGGAATATTAACCCAAGTGCGTTTCTTATTATCCTGCGTTACTTTCAGCGTACCTAGCATCGCTCGTGCAAATTTCGACTTAATATATTTCATAGCCGCTTTCGTACAATTTATATCTTGAAAGTTACCAATTGTAATAAATGTTTGAGTTCCCCCGATTAGGGGTTCCCCGATTAGGGGTGTGGTTAAAACCTCTCCAAGTGCACCGCTACCATTTGATTTAGGAACTAAAATTTTGTAATTTTCCAGATTATCCGGTCCCTTAACATACTTACTCTTGATCCATTTTAACGTTCTTCGATTATTTTGCCGACCGTATAATCCTACATATTGCTCTGAACTACCAGAAGGCTTTACATTTTGAAAAATATCACCTAATTTATCAAAAATGTTAGTAGTAATATCAAATTTATGTCCCTTACTTAATCGCGACCCTATATCTGGAAAATCGTCATGTAATTTTTGGGTAAGCTTATAGCTTTCTGGCGCATAAATAAGTTCACTAAATGATTTAAAATTGCTTGTTTTTACTTTTTTTAGTATAGAATTTAATTCTGCATAGGGTGTAAATGTACCAATTGCGCCAAAACTCGAATCTACATCTCGATATGTAACACAAACTCCACCTTTAATATCTGTATTACTAAAAACTTTACTACTATCCTGCTCGAAAAAAAGTACTTTTAAATGAGGATCTTTTAACATCTTCTCATTCCATTTTTTGGGCGTTTTTCCTGCATTAGATAAGAATTTAGCGGGTGTTATTAGCTCAACCTTTTTTCCAATTTTATAGGCCTGATCCATAAAATATGGAAAAATCTGTTTATCACTAGTTCCCTCAACTTCTTCTTGATATGGTGGATTACCAATTACAACATCAAATTTAAATTCTTTACTCATTTTCTATCCCATCCTAAATACTTTAGTAATAATAATTTTCTGCTTACTCGTATCATCACTATTTTCTAAGTCATCAAATAGACTTAATTGACCTTCATTAGCGCCTATATCATTTGCATCACTATTATTGAACAATGATTTAAAAGTAAAAATCTCTCGTTCAACTTTTGATCCAGACGGAATCCAGTTGCTAAAAGTAATTAACTTTCCATCATCATTTCTATAGGTAAGTGTATTACCCTGGACGATATTTAAATTGATTACATATTTTGCTGATTTATAAACATCAGTTTTTGAACTCAAACTTTTCTGCATAAAGGCTTGATAATGATTGACAAAAATATTCATCATTGCTTCTTTTGATCGAGCTAAATTATCTTTCAACAATTCAATAGCGTAAATGCTCATTAATGACCATAATGCGTTACTTTTCCAAGTTGTTTTATTAGAAATTTGGTCTACATAGTTCAGCTTCTGATGTAGGATTTCTTTCAAGAAAGCACCCTCACCTGCACTAGGTTCAAAAAAAGTGGCATGCAGATCATGAAGCTTTTCTTGAATAGCCGGTTCAGACAGCATCTTTTTCACCATCCATTTAGGGGTAAAAACTTCACCATGATGTTGAACTCGTTCCTTAGACTTAATTAGGTGACCATCATCACCTATTGCTTTTAATTCAAATTTTTTATGATCGGTTTCAAATTTTTGATCATCGAAAAGGCTTATTTCTTCCTTGCTCATTTTAAATAAATGTCACCTCTATCCTCCTGTATTATTCCTTCTGTTACTTTCGTACGATCTCCATAATGTCACTAATATCGCAGTCTAAGGCCTTACAAACCTTTAGTAATACCTCAATCGTAACATTACCATTCCTACCCAACTTAGCAATTGAAGCGGCACTAACTCCACTAGCCTGTTGTAGATCTTTCTTTTTCATGCCACGATCAATTAATAGCTTCCATAATTTGTTGTAACTGATGCTTAAGTTTTCGTTATTCATGATTACTTCCTCTAAATAAAAATTTCTGGAACGTTTATTTCAATTTCCTTAGTCTCACTAACAGCATCAAGATCGTTCGCTTTTAAAATATTCTTGGAGACAAAGTAATTATTATCGGTTTGAATGATAAATTCATCTTTATTGTCTTCTATATATTCTGAGGATTCTCTGGAATAACCATTCTGCTGTAACCAAATCCGTAAGTCACTATCTGTTCCATACTCCATGAAACGATACCAGTCATTCTGAGGTGGCATTCCACTCTTAGTTAACTCCTGGGTAACTTTCAAGAAATATTTACCTAATACAAACTGAAGATTTTGCAATCTTTTCATCACTAAATTAATGGTTATAGTCTCCCAGTCAATATTAGGGGTATTCTCATGGTATTGCCTTACCCTATTAAGAAATCTTGTATCTCCACGCTCAGGATCACGGATTTGAATTGCAAAGTCGCAAATCCGTTGCAGGCTGTACCCACTCATCCAAAGTAAGGCTATTTTAGCGTCATCCTCGATGACCTTATCTTGAGTTTCCTTGTCTTGTTTTGACTTAACAAAGTCGGATTCATAAATAGCCCAGTTAAATATTTCTGATAGTTTGAGTAAAAAAGCTTTGGCTTCCGGCCACCTCAATTTTTCCCCATCATGAATATTAGGATATCCTTTAATATTTTCCTGACTAATCTTGTTTCTAAGACTTTCAGACTGATCAGAAGAGAAGTTAATATCATCCTCTAATTCGTCAACATATCGTTCTTGTAAGGATTGTAAAATTTTTCGTTCTTCTTTGTAGGTTATATGTTTTGCTAAATGGGTTCTAACTACTCCATGATGATCATTCCGTAATTCCTTGACATAAAGTAATGATAATTTTCGAATTAAATCATAGTTCTTATCTTTTTCAATGTTATCTAAACGCACATCGCCTTTCTCCAGGCTCTTCTTAATTGCTGCCGCTTGCTTAGGCTTAATAACATCAACAGATGACTTAGCTTTTTTTAGTCTGTTATTCATCCTAGATAAATAAGCAGCACGGTTACTATGCGAATTCGCTGTATCACCAGTAATTAGAAAGACATTTCCTAGCATGGAGTGACCTAACCTACCCACTCGACCAATTAAGTTCAAGAAGTCTAATTGACTGAGCGTCCTTTTTCCATTTTGCAGCGTAGTAACGAAAATATTATCAGCCAGCAAATTTACTCCCTCTAGTAGGGTACTGGTGCAGAAAACCAGCTTTAAGATTCCTTGCCGACAGGCTTCCTCGATTCTAATGCGAACGTCAACTGGCAATTCTCCAGTGTGGAAGGCTATTCCTTTTCTAACTAGTTTTACCAAGATGTATTTAGGGTGAATTTTACGTGAAATATAATCAGCTAACTCTATCAACCTTAGATCGTTACTTTCTTCCATTGAACGACTAACAACCACAGCATCTGAAATAGCATTTACTTTTGAACCGTAATAAACCAAATTGCAATTACTATTCCCTAAAACTCTCATCATCTTCCGAATAATATCTGGTACTGATAGCGTTTCTTTAAATTTACCTATCGGAATAGTATTTTGATTCAAATCATCATATACTTCCGCTTTATTAGCATAGCGATCAAAGATAATTTCCACCTGGGTTACTGGGGATTCGACAATGCGAAGGCCATCATTCGATGCGGCTGTTTGTACTAACTTTTTAAATATTCCTGGATTTGGAATCAATGGTGAGGCAAAGGTTACCTTCGGTCGATTTTTCCATGCACTAACCCTGTCAAATATTTCATAGTAAAAGACACTACGCGAACTTGCTTCTGTAACTTTTTGAGACTCATCAATAAACAGGTGTATTAACCGTGCTTCTGAATATTGTGTTAAAAGGGCTAATAGGCGTTCAGGAGTCATTACGCAAATATAGCTTCCCTCGTAATCTATCCTGTACTCTTCAGGATGAGAAATGACTCGATATTGTTTTTCGCCTAATTTTGCCCCTAAATCCTTAATAAGCCGAACCTTTACTTCGGTAATGAGTGCCTTGCTTGGTACAGTGATCGCAAAGTTGCCTACGACACCCTCCTTCACTTGAAGCTCAATATACTTCTCAATTAAAAAGGTCTTCCCCATTGATGTTGGAGCTGAAAAACTAGTAAGTTCATTGCTCAAAGACTTAAAAAGTATATCTTGCTTACCGATAAACGACTTACTTTCTTCTCCAGGAATCTGGCGTTTCTCTTTTTGATAGTTTACCAAGGCTTCGTTCCATAACTGCTCAATTGTTGGAACTAGCGTATAGCTTTGTCCTTGACGAGGCAAAAAGTTGTTAAAGCTGGTCAAAACCTCATTAGTAATCAGTGAAACCTCAGGATCGTTAGGATACATTTTGGATAGAGTAGCAACAATTTTCAAGGCACTATTTTTTTGCCTACTGTCTCCCTTTTTATTGATTGATTTTGATAGCAAATCAGCGAAGCGTAGAAGATCATGTTTCTGCTTTCCTGTTAACTTCCAATCTAGATGAAATAGCCAGCAACCATACTGCTTAGACAAAATACTCATCAGCTTGTGTAAGTAATCATCATTTTCTAAATACTCGTAAAGATATTCGCCCAATCTTTTTTCTTGTTGTGGCATACTCTTATTCTCCTATCAAATCCTTCATTATCGCATGAGTATCCTCTTCAGCATTAGTAAAAGGTAACAAGTACACATAAAACGACGATTTTTGCCAATGATGCTGCTGAATAACTATATTCAATTGCCTAATCGCTTGTTCCAAATCACAATTAATAGCTTGACGACACTTCTGTTTTGCTTCTTCTTGCGTGCAATCGTCTAAATCTAATTGGGTTCTAAACTTATAGCCAATAAAGATCCCATATGATGCAATATCTTCAAAGTCTGTTTCAGTTGGTGCCATTAACTTAATAATGGTATTACTCTTATCTTCACCAAATTGTGTCCGAAGAATGGAACGGTCAACTATGTCAGTAGCCAGTACCATCTCATTGGACCGATTATTATCAAAAGTTGCTATCTTCTTCACTACATTATTAATTGCATCCTCGAGATTATTGTTTAATTGTGATGCCCCAAGGATTAGTTGATTTTTACCTTGGTCTCTTTTTAGGTATATGCCTTCGCTGTCGATCGTTCGCTTGAATTTTAAAATTTCCGCCCTGGTATAGAGTTTAAGTGCGTTATCCTCATGCTCTAAAAAATATATGCTAGCAATTCACCTAGTAAATTATTTGGAATACCACTTTTAGCATATTTTCTTAGTAAATTGGCTGCCCGTAAACCTACAACAGCTGTTTTACTAACTCCACGGGCTATTGCGTAGCTAGTAATATTGGATGTCACTAGATTCTTTAAATTCGTATAGCTAAAAGGCAACAACTCTGGCTTCAAAACAAAAGCATGAATTGAGTTTCTATTTTTTACAGCATCTATCTCACTAGCATTAACCTGACGAAAGACTGTTGAGAACGTCTCATCTGAAACAGTTTTTGTAAATATATCCTTATCCTCACTTTTTGTGGGGATTTTTTGTTTTCGCCTATTTTTTCTGCTCGCTACTTTTTCAAACTCTTCAGTAAATAAGTTGGCTAATAATGCTGGTACTTTACCTCGATACACATCTGGTGAAATTCCATCCTTCTTCAATTTCTTAGCAATCAAAGTTAACTGATCTGCGCCAATTTTGTTGAAATATTCTTCCAGCGAAGATGTTTCTTTGTTTATTAAGTTCAGCAGTTTTTTAGAAGCAGATCTGGAGATTCCATCAGTGGCATACGTATTCAATGTTGATGAGGCAGGCATGGGTGAGTATTGGTTATCTGACGCATGCTCGATTATCAAGCTAACTGTTTCTTCTTTTGAAGTATCTGCCGCATCCGGTAAATAAGGATTGACCAAATCTATTAAATAAGTGAAATTAGCTTCTTTTGCCATTTTGCTTCCCAGCTTTTTTGGAGTTTTTCGGAGTTTCATATAAAAACTCGGAGGTTGATTTATGCCCATCTTGTTATTATTCAAATATCAGCTAGAGATTAGTGCTTAACAATAATAATTATACCAGACTGACACCGCTTTCTCGGATAATTATTTTTGCATTCGCACATTTTTTTGGCTGATAAGCATGGGATGAGTGATTAACATCCATTACTAGCATGCGCCGAATTGAATAACACTCTGTAACAAAGCCACTAGTAAGGCGCTGTTGCAGTACCCAAGCGATCTCTTCGTTTAGGTCTGTTTAACACACCCTAGTGGCTTTTAATGTGCCTTCGATTCCTTCGCTTGGGAGATCCCAAACGGAGGTTTTATTAAATGAAGACAAATAATAGTGAGTACGAATTAGTCGGTGAACAAAATAACAAGCTAATCGTCCGTGTAAAGCATATGGGCAACCAAACAGTAGTGATCACTAAAGCTGAAGGCAATGTCATTTTCGACTTTGACCATCAACAATATAATTCCGATCACCGAAACGAACGTCACCAAGATAAGTTCTTCAAGCAAGATCCATCTGATCCAGATATGAATATGATGGACACCCTGGCGGACCGCGAATCTATTGAAGTCACCTCGATTTATGGTGAGGATAGCCTACTCGACAAAATCGTTGAAAAAGAGGGCCGTCAAAGTCGACAAATGTTAGCTGGGCAATTATCGACTGCCTTAGCTACCTTAACGAATAAACAAAAATATGCCGTGACTCAGTATTACTATAATGGCGTCAAGAAAAATCAAATTGCCAAGAAGATGGGTATCAGCAAGGTTATGGCCGGTCGACATGTGAAAGCTGCTATCAAAAAGCTACGCCAATTTTACAACATTGAAGATTAATTTGAGAAAAGTGGACCACAGTAGGTTCACTTTTTTGCTGTTTCTGGCTAATAGATGTGAGGAGTAACTCACGAAACCTAACGAAAGGAGACCAGATGATGGCAAATAAGGTATCAATCAAGGTCACTAAGCACCCTCACCAAGAAGGTGTTGTCATTATGCGCAACATCACTATCCGGGAACGATTGCTCCGGCTACTGCTTGGCAAGCCGCATCACTTGATGGTGATTGCGCCCGGCAAGGATGTTCAGCAGCTACAGATTAATAAGGTAAAGGAGGCTTCACATGAGTACAATGAATGATTTGGATCTGCAAATAAAAGAACGCGAAGAATTCTATCATCGCATGGCTGAAGAGGCGGTGGAAGGTCTTAAAACCATTCAGGCCGTTCGTCAGCAGTTATCCGGCGGCAACAATAATCAAGATGTTAATGAAAAGCCGAAACGTAATCCGGTTCAAGATAAGGTCACGATCCGTCAACTGCTGGCTAAGAGGTGCCAAGAAGGTTATACCAACCAGGTCAAGGACCTCCTTCACAAGTTCGGTGCTGACAAGCTGTCAGATGTCAATTCTAAGGATTACGAGGATCTCTATTACAGCGCAGAGGGGATTGGACAATGAGTTCACCTAAACACCATGCCTTACTATCGGCTTCCAGCGCCAATCGCTGGTTAAGTGCTCCACCGCTGCCACGTTTAGAACAATACTTCCCGCACTCCACTTCAAGTGCAGCCGCCGAAGGAACTGCTGCCCACGCCTTGGGTGAATACAAGATCCATCGACTGCTCGGTGACCAATTCAAACGTCCTGTTTCTGATTACCAATCGGATGAAATGGAAAGCCTGACTGACGACTACGCCAGTTATGTCTTGGAGCAATACCAAAAGGCTAAACGGTATGCTAAGGATGCCACCATCAGCGTTGAACAGAAGTTGGACTTCTCCAAATATGTCCCAGATGGCTTCGGCACTGGTGACTGTGTGATTGTTTCTGACCACCTGCTCCATATCATCGACTTCAAATATGGTAAAGGTGTCCGTGTTGAAGCTAAGAATAACCCACAAATGAAGCTTTACGCGATCGGAGCCCTTGAGATGTTCGGCAGCCTTTACAACGTCGATGAAGTCGAAACAACGATCTTTCAACCCCGCATGGCCAACATCAGTACCTGGACTATTAATGCTAAAGAACTAATGCATTGGGCCAATACCGAATTAAAAGCAAAGGCCGAACTCGCCTTTACTGGCAAAGGTACTGTCCATTATGGTCCTTGGTGTCAATTTTCCACTTGTAATGCGGTACTGCGAGCACGTTTTGACTATCATCACAAGCTCACCCGCTTTCAACTACGGTCACCGAACTTGCTAACAGATAGTGAGGTTACTGAAGTACTAGAGCACATTGATGATCTAAACCGCTGGGCTCACGAAGTTAAAGACTATGCTGCCAACTTAGCCATTAACCATGGGAAACAGTGGCCCGGCTACAAAATCGTTGAAGGACGATCTGTTCGTCATTATAAAGATGAAGCAGCTATAGCAAAAATTGCTGAAGAACACGGCTACCATGATATTTATCAAAAGAAGCTACTGCCAATTACAAAACTAGAAAAACAGCTCGGTAAGAAGAAATTCACTGAACTGTTTAGTCAAGAAATTGTAAAACCTGCGGGTAAGCCAACCTTGGTGCCAAATTCCGATCAACGTCAGAGTATTAGCAAATCTAACCCACAAGATGAATTTAAGGAGGAAAAATAATATGTCACAACAAACTAAGGTCGTTACCGGTATCAACACTCGTCTCTCTTATGCCAACATCTGGGAACCTAAGTCTATCAATGGTGGTAAGGAAAAGTATTCAGTTAGTCTAATCATCCCCAAGTCCGATCAAAAGACAGTCACTGCCATCGAAAAAGCTATCGATGCTGCCATTCAGGAAGGAATTGGAAAGTTTGGTGGTAAGAAGCCTAATAAGGCCACTCTCAAGCTACCTCTTCGAGATGGGGATGTGGAGCGTGATGATGCCGCCTACCAAGATAGTTACTTTATCAATGCTAATTCGATCACGGCACCACAGATTGTGGATAAGCATGTCCAACCAATCCTTGATCGTGATGAAGTTTACAGTGGCTGCTATGCCCGAGTATCGATTAACTTCTATGCTTTTAACACCAACGGTAACCGTGGAATTGCCTGTGGCCTGGGTAACATCCAAAAGATCCGTGATGGAGAACCACTAGGTGGACATGCTAGTGCCAGCGATGACTTCACAGCGATTGATGGTAGCAATGACGATGATTTCTTAGCTTAAACCAAAAGATGGGCAGTCGACTTTGACTACCCATTTTTTGTAGAAAGGATTTCTAATGAAACAGCTTTCGATTGATATTGAAACTTATTCCAGCACCAACCTAAATCAGACTGGCGTCTATCGATACGCTGATAGCGATGATTTTGAGCTTTTGCTCTTTGGTTATGCTACCGACTTTGGCCCCGTCAAGGTGGTGGACTTAACCCAGGGTGAAAAGATTCCACCACAGATTATTGAAGCCCTAGATAATCCCAACATTATTAAGAGTGCTTTTAATGCTCAATTTGAACGGGTCTGTCTGTCATGCTTTGTTGGTCACCGCTTAAAGCCAACTGGTTGGCATTGTTCTCGCGTTTGGTCTGCCACTCTCGGCTTGCCATTATCACTACGAGATGTTGGAAGCGTGTTAGGGTTACCACGGCAAAAGATCACTGCTGGTAAAGAGCTTGTGCGCTACTTCTGTACACCTTGCAAACCTACGAAGGCCAATCAAAATCGCACTCGTAACTTCCCCTACCATGCTCCTGATAAATGGCAACAGTTTAAGCAATACAATCAGCGTGACGTCGAGGTTGAAATGGAAATCACCCAGAAGCTCGAATGCTTCCCCGTCCCACAGAATGAATGGGAAAACTACTGGATGGATCAAGACATTAATGATCGCGGTATCCGGATTGACCAACAACTGGTTAACAATGCGATCAAATGTCAAAACGTCTTCCATGACCAGTACTTACAGACTGCTAAAGAATTAACAGGTCTAGCAAATCCTAACTCTCCATTACAGCTAAAAGACTGGCTCCAGCAGCAAGGTATTAAAACTAATTCACTATCCAAAGCATCAGTGGCACAGCTATTACAAACAACTACCGGCACGGTTCATCAAGTATTAGCTCTCCGTCAGTTACTCTCCAAATCAAGTGTCAAAAAGTACCAGGCTATGCAGAAAGCTATGTGCCAAGATGGTCGTGTCCATGGTCTTTTACAATTTTATGGTGCAAACCGTACCGGTCGCTGGGCTGGTCGCCTTGTACAAGTACAAAATCTGCCCCGTAATTCAATGCCAGACCTCGAAGAAGCTCGCGAATTAGTTAAGCAAGGCAACGTACCAGCACTTGCAATGCTTTATGATTCAGTGCCAGACGTCTTATCACAATTGATTCGCACTGCTTTTATCCCTAGCAAAAATCATCATTTCTACGTGGCTGACTTCTCAGCGGTTGAAGCACGGGTGATTGCTTGGCTATCTAATGAAAAATGGCGACAAGAATCCTTTGCCAAGAATGAAGATATCTATTGTGCATCCGCGAGTCAGATGTTTGGTGTCCCGGTCGTCAAACATGGCATCAATGGTGAACTCCGTCAAAAGGGTAAAATTGCCGAACTCGCCCTGGGCTATGGCGGTTCCATTGGTGCCCTCAAAGCCATGGGTGCCACTAAGCTTGGCTTAACTGATGATGAATTACCGCCACTGGTTCAAATGTGGCGTATTGCTAGTCCTCACATTGTGCAGTTTTGGTGGGACGTTGATAAAGCGGCTAAAGCTTGTATTAAAACCCACCTTCCTCAAGAATCTCACGGTATGAAATTCGCCTACCGCAGTGGTTGTATGTTTCTAAAATTACGTTCTGGTCGATCTCTTTGTTATCCCCAACCTAAGATCGGCATTAACCGCTTTGGTAGTGAGTCCATTACTTTCATGGGCATTAACACCGTCAAGAAATGGTCACGAATTGAAACCTATGGTGCTAAGTTAGTCGAAAACATCGTCCAGGCCACTAGTCGTGATCTCTTAGCTGAAGCCATGCGCCGTTTAGAAGCAGCCGGCAACCCGGCCGTAATGCATATTCATGACGAAGCCGTAATTGACGCCCCTTCCAATCGGTCACTTGACACCATGGTTCAGCTCATGACCGAAGTTCCAGACTGGGCCAATGGCTTAATCCTCAACGCTGCTGGTTTTGTTAGCGACTTTTACAAAAAAGATTAATTTTAATGGTTTACTTTCTGCCCTCATCTGGCTTATTGGTGAGGGCTTTTTTAGTTCTCTAATTTAATGAAAGGATCTGAATCTATGTCAGAAGCAACCATAGCAATTACCAAGCTGCGCCAAGATAAACTGAATCCACACTACCGACCAATGATCTTTGTCATTGCGCCGTTTACAGAAGTAGTAAAGAGCGATGCTAAAAGTACCATGACAGTGCGCTCTTACTGCCGTTTTATCTATCAACATGGTGGCATCCCCGTTTGTCCACAGCTTTACCTACCTCAATTTATTAACCTGCACCATTCACAGGAATTTCAAGTAGCCACTTTTATTAACATTGTGCTACTGACTAAATGCGCCGAAGCCTGGTCATTTGGTAAACCGACGCACGATATGTGCTACTTCATCCGCTTTGCCAAACGTAAAAATAAAAATATCCGCTACTTTAATAATGAAATGGAGGCCAACTAAAGATGCATTTTACTTTATCGACGGCAGTTAATTCCGGTCAGGCTAGCAATACGATCTATCCTCATCAACAAGCTATTACTAATGCACAGGAATTAGAACAAGCTGTCCGCTATGACCATGTCTGCGGTCAATTTCAAAATAACCAACGCACCATTGCCAACTTCATCAAAGCCGATTGCCTAATTATGGACTGCGATAACGATCATTCTGACGATCCGACTACTTGGATCAAACCTGCAAACATTGCTAACTATTTCGATGATGTTTCCTACGCCATTACTTTCTCGCGAAACAATATGAAGGCCAAGCACCATAAAACACCCCGGCCTAAGTTTCACGTCTACTTTCCGATTACTGAGATTACGGATGCTAAAACCTACGCCGAACTAAAACACGAAATTCAAGAATACTTTCCCTATTTTGATGACAATGCGCTTGATGCGGCCCGGTTTGTCTTTGGTGTGCCTAGTACTAAAGCCATCTGGCATGAAGGATCACAAGCCGTGGACAAATTTATGATGGCCCAGCGTTACTTTGCTCAGCAAAACATCGGATCAATCCATGAAGGCAAACGTAATGCTACCCTTTCGCATTTTGCCGGTCGCATCATTATGCGTCTTGGCAATACTGCTGAAGCTCGTCAGGCATTTCAGGAAGAAGCTGCTAAATGTGATCCACCACTAAGCAAGCAGGAATTAAAAAACATCTGGCATAGTGCCACCAAATTTGGTCAACGCATGGCTAATCAAAAAGATTATATTCCGCCCGAAAAATACAATCAGCCCAATGATGACTTACAGCCAGCTGACTACTCGGACACTGGGGAATCTTATGTCTTTGTAAACAACTGTAAAGAGCGGGTCTGCTACACCAATCAATCAGGTTTTATGTGGTTCGACGGTAAGGTCTGGCAAGAATCGGAACCTTTAGCTCTCGGCGAAGTCCAACGTTTTACCGATAAACAATTAACTGATGCTCAGCTTCGTGTCACTAATAGTTATAAGAAGATTCAGCAAAATGGTGTGACATCCGCTTTGCAAGCAATGGGTAAAACTAAAGCTAGTCGGACTTTTAACGATGAACAACAGGCAGCGTTCAAGAATTACGAAAATGCTAAAGCTTACGAAGCCTTCATTCTCAAGGAACGCAGCACCCGTGGTATTAACGGGATCTTAACTAATTCTCGACCAAAGCTCGTCAAAGAGATTAATGATTTTGATGCTGATCCGTTTTTGTTGAACACGCCCAACGGACCTTTCAATTTAAAGAAAGGGATGCACGGTCAACAGGAAATTCAAGCTGATGAATTAATCACCAAATCCACATCCTGTATTCCTGGTAATCAAGGAGCTTCACTCTGGCAAGAAGCACTCACTACTTTCTTCTGTGGTGACCAAGCGTTGATTAATTACGTCCAAGAAATTGTGGGACTGGTGGCGATCGGTCAGGTGTACCTGGAAGCTCTGATTATTGCTTACGGCAGCGGGAGGAATGGTAAGTCAACCTTCTGGAACACCATCGCTAATGTACTCGGCACTTATACCGGTCACCTCTCAGCTGATGCCTTGACCACTGGTGTCCGGCGAAACGTCAAACCAGAGATGGCCGAAGTCAAAGGCAAGCGACTAATCATCTCCGCGGAATTGGAAGAAGGTAAACGCCTGAACACTTCCATCGTCAAGCAACTTTGTTCAACTGATGAAATCTATGCCGAAAAGAAATACATGAAACCTTTCTCCTTTACGCCCAGCCACACCATCGTGTTATACACCAATTACCTGCCCCACGTAGGTGGTAATGATGAAGGAATCTGGCGACGGTTAATTGTGATCCCCTTTAAAGCTACGATCGCTAAACGCAATGATATTAAGAATTACGCCCAGTACCTAACCGAAAAAGCTGGGCCGGCAGTCTTGCAGTGGATCATTGAAGGCGCACAGCGAACCATTCAGCAAAATTACCGATTAACTACTCCGGCGGCAGTCGAAAAAGCGGTCAATGCTTACCATGCTGACAATGATTGGCTCGGACATTTTCTCAACGAAAAATGCGAATTAAACCCAGAATATGAGCAAAAGTCCGGTGACCTCTATCAAAAGTATCGCGAATACTGCCAAGGCATCGGTGAATATATCCGCAGCACGACTGACTTTTACACCGCCCTCAAAAATGCTGGCTTTCAACGTCAACATAAACAAAACGGTCGTTTCATCGAGGGACTGCGATTAAAAGTTGATGCCGACGAATTCCTCAGTTGACTGTCATCGACTGTCACACTTTAAAACTCTAAAAGCTTGATACATCAGTGTTTACCAACCCTAATGACAGTCGTGACACTCTTTTACATTACTTGTATATAGGAATAAAAATAGAAAAAAAGAGTATAGAGAAGAGTAGTAAAACAACTGTCACGACCGTCATTAACCCTGACGAATCACCGATATATCAACGTTTAGGAAGGATTTTACAAATGTTAGAAAAACAAATCGAAACTACTTTTGTCAAAGCTACCCACCAACGCGGAGGTCTTTGCCTAAAGTTCACCTCCCCATCGATGGCCGGAGTACCTGATCGATTGGTCCTCCTGCCTGATGGTCACATGGGCTTTGTGGAGATGAAGGCTCCTGGTAAACATCCCCGCCCGTTACAAGTGCAAAGACTCAACCAGTTAAAACAACTTGGTTACCAGGTTTTTGTTTGCGATCAGTTTGATCAGATTGGAGGAATGCTAGATGCAATACAAACCGCATGAATACCAACAATACGCAACTCAGTTTATTCTGGATCATCCTGTGGCAGCAATCTTGCTTGATATGGGACTAGGTAAAAGCGTCATTACCCTAACTGCTATTAAACAACTTATTCAGCAGGGGAAAGTTCAACGGGTATTAGTTGTCGCTCCACTGCGTGTGGCTAAACAAACCTGGCCAGAAGAAATTGAAAAATGGGACCACTTAAAAGGCCTTAACTATTCAGTCGTCACTGGTTCTAAGTTTCAAAGGATCAAAGCACTGCAGCAAGATGTCGACATTTATATCATTAATCGGGAAAACTTAAAATGGCTAATTGAATCCTCTGGTACTTCCTTTGACTACGACATGTTGGTGATCGATGAACTCTCCAGTTTTAAGTCTTACCGCTCGCAACGCTTCAAAGCCCTCAAACGAGTGCGACCACTGATTAAGCGCGTAGTTGGCTTAACAGGCACACCGTCGTCTAATGGCTTGATGGATTTGTGGGCAGAGTTCCGCGTACTAGACATGGGCCAACGACTCGGCCGTTTCATCTCATCTTACCGAATGAACTACTTTGACCCTGACAAGCGAAACATGTATCAAGTTTTTACCTACAAACCTAAGCCCGGTGCTGAACAAAGTATCTACCGCGCCATTGATGATATCACCATTTCTATGAAGTCTAAGGACTACTTGAATCTGCCACCATTAACTATGAACACCGTTCCGGTAAAAATGAGTAATAGTGAGCAGGCAATCTATGATGAGCTTAATGCCCAGCTAGTAGTTTCAACCCAGGGTAAACAAATCGATGCCCTCAACGCAGCCAGTTTATCGAATAAACTTTGCCAGATGGCAAATGGTTGTGTCTACGACGACCAGCAGCAGATTGTTCAAATTCACCAGCGAAAACTTGATGCCCTTGAAGATTTGGTTGAAGCTGCTAATGGTAAACCTGTCTTGGTAGCTTACTGGTTCAAACATGATCTAATCCAGATTAAAAGTCGTTTCAAGGTTCGTGAGATCAAAACACCCCGTGACATTCAGGACTGGAATGCCGGTAAGATTCCTTTAGCTTTGATCCACCCCGCTTCTGCTGGTCATGGTCTTAACCTGCAGGCTGGTGGTGCCACCTTGATTTGGTATGGATTGACTTGGAGCCTGGAGCTTTACCAGCAAACCAACGCTCGGCTCTGGCGACAAGGACAGCGTCAGCCAGTAGTTATCCACCACATCATCACCGAAGGAACCATTGACGAAAACATTCTGGCCGCCTTGAAACGTAAAGATAAAACCCAGCTAGCGTTAATCAATGCGGTGAAAGCCAACCTGAAAGGAAGTGTTGTGGCATGAGTATCATGTGGAACTACTTAGACAAACGACGAGCGACCGTCGCAGCCTTGAAAGATTACGATGGTATGAAGTTCATCATTGACTCTTACCAAGACGAACTGAAACTAGCTAAGGAACAAATGGTTGGTGTCAGTTCGCCTCGCTATGGTTTCTCACCCAGTGGCAGCAAAAAGGATAACCCGACTGAACATCGCCTGCTGCATGGCATCGATGAGACAACCAAGCTGAATGAACGCTACCAACAAGCCCAACTTTACTTCAAGTGGTTCGAGCCAGCCTGGCAAGAGTTATCTGAAGACGAGCGCTTTGTTTTAGATGTCTGCTATCGTACTCCAAACCAGTCAATGAACGAGGGACTAACCATCGTGATGGACAAGTACTTCATTGCGAAAACCACTGCTTACAATCGAAAGAACAAAGCACTCGATCACCCCACGCTCTTACTTTATGGATCCCATCATTAGAAAGGTAAAACGCAGAACAAACAATCGGCTTATCTATGTTACGATGGTAGTGTAGAAAATTAGGATAAAGGCATTTGCTTTATAACATTGAAGCCTAGCGGTGCAAAACTGCTGGGCTTTTCTTATACCCTCAGAAAGGAGGAGTGTCATGCCCTACTCACCCAAGAAACCCTGTCGTTACCCTGGCTGCCCGCGACTAACCCACAACACTTATTGTGACGTCCATGCTAAGCAAGTCAGCTCTCACTATAATCGTTACCAACGACCAAAGCGTAGTCGTCCGCGCTATCATCACGGCTGGCCAAAGATCCGTCAACGCTACTTGCTCCACCATCCCTTCTGTGAGATGTGCCTGAGCCAAGGAAGGTATACCCAAGCCACCGAGGTCCATCACGTTCTGCCTCTGGAGCATGGTGGCACCAACGAGTTCAAGAACCTGATGGCATTATGTAAGCCATGCCACTCCCGCATCACTGCTCAGATGGATGATCGTTGGCATAAAAAGCCACGTCGATATCATTACTAAACCACGGAGGGGACCATCAAATCCTTAAAAATTTTTCGCGCGGGAGCGGGCCTGGGCCTTCGTGTACAAAAAATCGAAATCAAACGGGGTATTAACCCCTGCCGAAAGGAGGGAGAGATTTGGCTAAGGATGGTACGAATCGTGGTGGATCGCGGGTCGGCGCTGGGAGAAAATCTAAATCACTGCATGACAAGCTCGAAGCTGGCCAAGAAGCAACTGTTATCGATTTGCCTGAACCAGCTAATCTGGAAGGACACGTGATGCCGCCAGTCAAGAAATACCTCAAGGCCAAACAGAAGAATGGTTTAGAATTTGACGCCGCTGATATTTTTAAAGAAACCTGGGAATGGTTGGTCGAACGTGGTTGTGAAAAGCTAGTTAACACTCAGCTGATTGAACAATATGCCGTTAGCGTTAGCCGGTGGATCCAGTGCGAAGAATGTATCTCTAAGTTTGGTTTTCTCGCTCGCCACCCTACCACTGGTAATGCAATTGCTTCACCATATGTTTCCATGAGTCGTGACTACATGAAGCAATCGAGCCAATTATGGTTTCAGATTTTTCAAGTGGTTAAAGAAAACAATGCCACGACTTATCAAGGATCAACACCCCAAGATGATGTCATGGAACGACTCTTAAGAAGTCGGAAAGGAATGAACTAATGAAATTTATCAAGAAAAAAATTGCTGATCTAATTCCTGCCGATTACAATCCGCGTAAAGATCTCAAGCCTGGCGATCCTGATTACGAAAAGTTAAAACGTTCAATGAAAGAATTCGGTTATGTCGATCCAATCATCTGGAACCAACAAACTGGTCGCATAGTTGGAGGACACCAGCGGTTAAAGATTCTCCAGGATGAAGGGATCGAAGAAGCTGAGTGCGTTGTTGTTGACCTTAATGAAGAAAAAGAAAAAGCGTTGAATATTGCGCTCAACAAGATCAGTGGTGATTGGGATAAGGATAAGTTAGCCCTCCTAATGACTGACTTACAAGCCAGTGATTTAGATGTTTCATTAACGGGATTTGACGAGAATGAGATCTCCGACCTTCTTGGCACGGCTGACGACACGCATGATGATGACTTTGACGTTGATAGCGAATTGGATAAACCGACCTTTTCAAAGCCTGGTGACTTATGGCACTTAGGTAAACACACTTTATTATGTGGTGACGCTACTAAAACAGAAAGCTACCAGAAATTACTGGGTGATCATAAGGTCAACCTAGTATTAACCGATCCTCCATACAATGTCGATTACTCTAGCAAAGCTGGCAAGATCAAGAATGATCATCAAGCCGATGACAAGTTCTACCAGTTTCTGCTTGCTGCTTTTCAAAATATGAATCAAGCAATGGCTAACGATGCCAGCATCTATGTATTTCACGCCGATACGGAAGGCCTTAACTTCCGCCGTGCTTTCCAAGATGCTGGTTTTTATTTATCCGGTTGCTGTATCTGGAAGAAGCAATCATTAGTACTTGGTCGCTCTCCCTATCAGTGGCAACATGAACCCGTACTCTATGGATGGAAGAAAGATGGCAAACACGAATGGTACACCGGGCGAAAGGAATCCACCATCTGGGAATTTGATCGCCCAAAGCAGAGTAAGGAACACCCAACGATGAAACCAATCCCACTATTAGCCTATCCAATCATGAATTCCACCATGTCCAACTGTACCGTTCTCGATCCATTCGGTGGTTCCGGTTCAACTCTGATTGCATGCGAGCAAACTAATCGGATTTGTAACATGATGGAACTCGATCCTAAATATTGCGATGTGATTGTGCAACGTTATATTGAACAGGTTGGTTCAAGCAAAAACGTTAGTGTGGAAAGAAATGGTAAAACTATTCTTTACAGCAAAGTAAAAAAGCCGGCTTAAATCGTCGAAGTTCCTTGCTATCTGTACCCTTTAGAGTGATGTATACAGTGATCAAACAAGGAGGTACAGAAGATGGAAATTAAATTTAATGTACACGGCCAGCAACGAAAAGAATTGGTGACGAAGCTGGCTGACTATACTCATCGAAAGGCCGAATATCAATACACACCTACCTACGCTTATCAGATTGGCAAGTACACTGTTAACAAAGATGGAGTCCTAACATCCCCGGATGAGATCCCGGCCAATTTACTCGATTATCTTGAACAGCAAGGCTTCCACCCTACTGAAATAATCAAGTTGAACCTAGCCTACCAGCGAGATAAGTTTACAGATCAGGCTCTTGATAACCTGCGCCACCTAATCTGGGCTAAGGGGCAGTTAATTAAGGACGCTTGCCAGCTGGAAGCCCTCCCCTTAAACGTCGATGAAAAACAGGTATCCTTCGATTGGTTTAAAGAAGTGAAACTTGACGATGCTTTTGCTTATCAACAATTTGTCGACAAGCTGGTCCAATATGCCATCAGCCACCAGCGAATCATGTCAGAACCACACGAAGAGAGTAATGAAAAATATGCTTTCCGCTGTTTCCTGCTACGCCTAGGATTTATCGGTCCCAAGTTTAAAGACCAACGGAAAGTATTGTTACGCAACTTAACTGGATCAGCTGCTTTTAAGAACCAGGGGGACTAATCATGAATCGAATTAAGGACGAATTAGCTAAACGTAACCGAATCCGCCAGCAGGTCTTAAAAATCCGCAACACTGGTGAAGCCAATATGTTTGATGTGGAAAATGTCAAAAGACTGGCATACTACTATAACTACCATGACTTAATCGATTACTTGAATACTGACCGCGCCGGATACGTAAATTTGATATTAACTGGCAAGTTTAATTAATCATCAATCAAGCATTGAGTTAACACTCAGTGCTTTTTTAGTACAACTGAAAGGATGTGATGCCCTCTTGCGAAAACTAAAAGATTACAAGCCAACTAGGTTCATGGCCAAGGACTCTACTTATAACAAAGACGCAGCTGATTTTGCAGTTTCATTTATCGAATGCCTATGCCATACCAAGGGAACCTGGGCGGGTAAGCCTTTTGACCTCATTGACTGGCAGGAAAAAATTATTCGCGACATTTTTGGCATCTTAAAACCTGATGGGTATCGTCAATTCAATACTGCTTACGTCGAAATTCCAAAAAAGCAAGGCAAATCAGAACTGGCGGCGGCTGTTGCTCTACTGCTTTGCTGCGCTGATGGTGAAGAACGTGCAGAAGTTTATGGTTGTGCTGCTGATCGCCAGCAGGCCGCCATTGTTTTTGACGTCGCCGCTGATATGGTGCGGATGAACCCAGCCTTAAAAAAGCGTTGTAAGATCCTCGCTTCCCAAAAACGGCTGATCTATGAGCCAACTAATAGTTTCTATCAAGTCCTATCTGCTGATGCTTATTCCAAGCACGGTTTCAACGTGTCAGGAGTAATTTTTGATGAATTACACACTCAACCCAATCGTAAACTCTACGACGTCATGACTAAGGGTTCCGGCGATGCTCGAACGCAGCCGCTCTACTTTTTAATCACGACTGCCGGTAATGATGAACACTCTATCTGTTACCAGGTTCATCAAAAAGCAATCGACATCATGAAGGGCCGTAAACATGACCCCCGTTTTTATCCGGTTATTTACGGTGCCGGGCGTGATGAAGATTGGTCGAGTCCTGAAGTTTGGAAGAAAGCTAATCCCTCCCTGGGTATTACCGTCAAGATGGAGAAGGTTAAGGATGCTTATAATTCAGCTAAGGAGAATCCGGCTGAAGAGAACACCTTCCGACAACTACGGTTAAATCAGTGGGTGAAGCAAGATGTTCGATGGATGCCGATGGACAAATGGGATGCTTGTGCCTTTCCTGTTGATCCCGATGAATTACGTGGCCGCGATTGCTATGGTGGCCTTGACCTGTCATCAACTACTGATATTACGGCTTTTGTACTGGTGTTTCCTCCTAGAGATGATTCAGAAGGTTACACCCTGCTACCTTACTTCTGGATTCCCGAGGATAACGTTGATTTGCGGGTTCGCCGTGATCATGTCCCCTACGATATTTGGAAGCAGCAGGGATATCTACAAACCACAGAAGGTAATGTCGTCCACTATGGCTTCATAGAACACTTCATTGATGATCTCGGAAAGAAATACCATATCAAGGAAATTGCCTTTGACCGTTGGGGTGCAGTCGAAATGGTCCAGAATCTTGAAGGAATGGGCTTCACGGTAGTGCCATTTGGCCAAGGGTTCAAAGATATGACTCCACCAACCAAAGAGTTGATGCGCTTAACTTTGGAAAAGAAAATTGCTCACGGTGGACACCCAGTTTTGCGTTGGATGATGGACAACATCTACATTCGAACTGATCCGGCAGGCAACATCAAACCAGATAAAGCAAAATCAACTGAAAAGATAGATGGCGTTGTCGCTACTATCATGGGATTGGATCGCGCCATTCGCAATGAAGACAGTGGTGATTCTGTTTATGATGGTCGAGGTTTATTGATGTTGTAATTGCGAAGAACTGAAAGGAGTTGATGCCATGAGTCTATTTAATAAATTGTTCCATACCAATAAAGCTTCACCCAAAAACACCCTATCCAGCACCATGTCATTTTTCTTCGGCAGTTCGATGGCTGGCCAAAATGTGACCGAACGCACCGCAATGCAGAATACTGCAGTTTATGCTTGTGTTCGAGTCTTGGCTGAAGGATTAGCTGAACTGCCACTCCATATTTATCAATATACCAGCGATGGTGGGAAAAAGCGGGCAACTAACCACCCGCTTTATTTTTTGCTTCATGATGCGCCAAATCCAGAAATGACCAGTTTTATCTTTCGCGAAACCATGATGAACCATTTATTACTGTGGGGTAATGCCTATGCACAAATCATTCGAAACGGTCAAGGCAAGATCACTGGGCTCTATCCTTTGATGCCAGATCGAATGGACGTTAACCGTGCTGCTAACGGTGAAATCTACTACACCTATACTCGCAACTATGATGATTACCAGGCAAAGAATAAATCGAAGCAAGTAATTCTCTTGTCCGATGAAGTCCTTCACATCGCAGGGTTAGGATTTGATGGTTTGATTGGTTACAGTCCTATTGCTATGGCTAAGAATGCTATTGGATTATCCATGGCTGCCGAACAATATGGGGCCACCTTTTTCAAAAATGATGCCACACCTGGTGGTGTTCTCGAGCATCCTAATGTAGTCAAAGATCCCGAACGGCTCCGGAAAAGTTGGCAATCACAATTTTCGGGATCTAATAATCACAGCATTGCTGTCTTGGAAGAAGGAATGACTTTTCATCAGCTTTCCATTCCACCCGACCAAGCGCAATTTCTTGATACTCGAAAATTCCAACTCGACGAAATCGCCAGAATTTTTCGTGTACCACCGCATATGGTTGGTGACCTAGATCGTTCGACATTCTCAAATATCGAGCAACAATCACTAGAATTTGTAAAGTACACCCTGAACCCTTGGTGCATTCGCTGGGAACAAGCTATGAATCAACAGCTTCTTTCCGCTGATGATCAACGAAAGTTTTTCGTCAAATTCAATGTTGATGGATTACTACGTGGCGATTACGAAAGCCGAATGAATGGCTATGCTATTGGGCGCCAAAATGGTTGGCTGTCTGCAAATGACATTCGAGAACTTGAAGATCTAAACCGCATCCCTACTAATGAAGGCGGTGACGAATACTTGGTAAATGGCAATATGCTGCCACTCAACCAAGCTGGTAACTTCTATAGTTCTCAACCATCTAAAGAAAGTGAGGAACCAAAAGAATGAAACGTTTCTGGAACTGGAGTGGCCCTCAGAATCAACGTGTATTAACTATTAACGGTACAATTGCTGAAGATAGCTGGGTTGATGATGAAGTCACTCCTCAATTATTTCAAGATGAATTAAGTCAAGGGAAAGGGCCGATCGATCTCTGGTTAAATTCTCCCGGTGGTGACTGTGTCGCTGCCAGTCGCATTTACACGATGCTAATGAATTATCCCGATAACGTGAACGTCAAAATTGATGGTATTGCTGCTTCGGCAGCATCAGTCATCGCCATGGCAGGCACAAAAGTTTCCATGGTCCCAACCGCGATGATCATGATCCATAATCCATTAACCATTGTTGGTGGACAAAAAGAAGATCTTGATCAAGCTGCACAAATGTTAGCTGAAACCAAAGAATCAATTATCAATGCCTATGAACTTAAAACAAACCTTCCTCGAGAAAAAATTTCATCCATGATGGATGATGAAACCTGGATGAATGTCAATAAAGCGATTGAGTTGGGGTTCGCTGACGATATGCTAGGTCAAAACAAAGATGTCACGGATTGTTACTCATATTCAGATAAACAATCTGAATTGGTTCTATTGAACAAGCTAAAACCACAAGCAAAATCTAATATCTCTGTAAAGTCGCTGCAAAAGCGGCTTTCTTTGTTATCACACTAATTTTTAGGAGGACTTATCAATGAGTAAAATTACTGAATTACAAGAAAAGCGTGCCCGTATTTGGAAACAAGCAAAGGATTTCCTAGATGCTAAGCAAAAGGAATCAGATGTACTCTCAGCCGAAGACAATGCCCGTTATGAAAAGATGGAGCAAGAAGTTGTCGACTTAGGTAAGGAAATCAATCGACGGCACAAGCAGGCAGAAATTGAAGTGGCACTGAACCAACCTACCTGTAAGGCCCTTACTAATTCCCCAACTGCTGATCAGCTACCAAAGAGACAGGATGCTTATGCAAAAGATTTCTGGCAAATGATGCGTGGACATGCCGTCGTGGATGCTCTTAAGGAAGGTGCGGACCCCGATGGTGGTTTCTTAGTGCCCGACGAATTTGAAAACCAACTTATCCAAAAGTTGCAAGAAGCAAACGTGCTGCGAACGATCAGTCATGTCATCCAAACCAATAGCGGCGAACACAAAATTACAGTGGTAGCCAGTGAAGGTACTGCAGCCTGGCTCGAAGAAGAAGCGGCCTACACAGAGTCCAACACTCAATTTAGTCAGGTGTCACTAGGCGCACATAAGTTGGGGACCCTGATCAAAGTATCAGAAGAATTACTAAACGATTCCGCATTTGATTTGATGTCTTATCTCTCCGATGAATTTGGACGCCGACTCGGTAATGCTGAAGAACAGGCCTTTTTAACCGGTACCGGTACTGGTCAACCTACTGGTATCCTAACCGACACTAATGGCGCTTCAGCCGGATCCACAGCTGCCAAGGCCGATGCGTTAACTTTTGATGATTTAATTGACCTTTTCTATTCCTTAAAGGCGCCATATCGTCAAAACGCTGTCTTTTTGATGAACGATGATACCGTGAAAGCCATCCGCAAAATGAAAGATAAGAACGACCAATACATTTGGCAACCTTCCGTTCAGGTAGGCCAACCAGACCGAATTCTTAACTGTCCGGTTTACACTAGTCCATTCATGCCGACATTGGCTGCTGCTAATAAGCCAGTTCTTTTCGGTGACTTTAACTACTACTGGATTGCAGATCGAGAAGGACGAACCTTCAAACGTCTGAATGAACTTTATGCCGTAACTGGTCAAGTTGGCTTCTTAGGCTCACAACGAGTTGACGGTAAAGTTATCCTACCAGAAGCAATTAAAACCTTGTCCATGGCTGCTAAATAGAAAGGATTGATGAAATGTGGCTGCTATTACTTTGGCCGAAGCAAAAGCCTACCTGAGGGTGGATAACACTGTTGAGGATGACCTAATTACGAAGTTAATTGGATCGGCAACAGCTACAGTCGAGAATGTACTTCGTCAACCACTATCCGCATTCGACCCCCTCCCCGATGATATTCATACCGCAATTCTTTATACCGTGGCTTACCTTTACGAATATCGGGAAACCGCCGATTTTGATGCCATGATCAAATTTCTCCGGGCCATCTTGTCTCCTTACCGGAAGGAGGAGTTTTAATGCAACAACAAAACAAACGTGTTAGTAAGATTGTTGATATTGGTGAATTAGACCGGCGCATAACGCTAATGAAGAAGAAATATGTCGGCGAAAATCCTAATACTGGAATGTCAATGTACAAGGATGTACGTCTGGGTGATGTGTGGGCAAAAGTTTCCGCCCTGCACGGACAAGAGTATTACACCGCTGTCACCGTAAAATTGGAAAAGCAATTATCATTCATCATTCGATATCGCGATGATATTGATGAAGAAACCAATATATGGTTTGAAGGACGTGGCTACAATATTGGCTTCATTGACGATGTTAAATACAACCACGAGTATATGGAGATCAAGGCCGAATATTCGAAAGGAGTTGATAATCCAAATGAAGACAACTAGTTTAACGGTAATCAATACGTGTTTCGGAGCTATTGGCGCTTTCCTTGGCTGGTTTTTAGGAGGACTCGATGGTTTCCTATATATTCTCCTGATTTTTATGGTCGTGGACTATATCACCGGAGTTCTTTGCGCCGTTAGTGAACATAAATTATCCAGTGAGATTGGATTTCGCGGGCTTACCCGCAAGGTTTTAATTCTATTATTGGTTGGCATTGCTCACTGTCTTGATGTGTATTTACTAAAAAATGGCTCCGCAATTCGCACAGCAACCATTTTCTTCTATATCTCTAACGAAGGTATTTCTCTATTAGAAAACACGAGTCGATTAGGATTACCTGTACCCGATAAATTAAAAAATGTTCTTCAACAACTTCATAATAAGGATGGTGACAAGTAATGATTCCAGGAATCGATATTTCTGAATGGCAAGGTCACGTTGATTTTAATGCAGTCAAAGCAAGCGGCGTAAAATTCGTCCTAATTAGAGCTGGCTACGGTCGTTCTGCTAGCCAAGTAGATCATTATTTTGCGGAACACTATGCACAAGCCAAAGCGGCAGGTTTGCAAGTTGGGGCCTACTGGTGCTCCTATGCAGTTTCACCTGCTGATGCAGCCAACGAAGCTCGGGCTTGCTTAACCGTCCTTGGTAATCGGCACTTTGATTATCCAATCTACTTTGATTTGGAAGAAAAGTGGCAATTTGCTAACGGACGCAACTTTTGTGATAGCTTAGTAAAAAGCTTCTGTAGCGTTTTGGAACAGAATGGTTGCTATGCGGGTTTATATATTTCTCGTTCACCACTGCAAAATTACATCTCTCCCACTGTTGCTCAGCGTTATGCAATCTGGATAGCCGAATATGGTCCACGTTGTAACTATGGTGGTAATTACGGAATCTGGCAACATTCCTCTACTGGTTCTGTTCCAGGTGTCAATGGCAACTGTGATCTAGATTATGCCTATATCGATTACGCAGCAGTTATTAACAAAAAACAGCCAGTTACCAGGAAGAACCCTGATCAGCTGGCTGCAGAAGTATTGAATGGGCAATGGGGTAATGGTGTCGATCGTCAAAAACGTTTAACTGCTGCGGGTTACGACTACTCAGTCGTGCAAGAAAAAGTTAATAAATTATTGAATCGTAAGTCAGTCGACCAAATTGCCCGTGAAGTTATCCGTGGTTCCTGGGGAAATGGTAATGAGCGAATTACCCGTTTGAAACAAGCTGGTTATGATCCAATTCAAATTCAAAAACGTGTCAATCAATTACTCTGATTTATGCCTGTGGACTCCGGTCTGCAGGCTTTTTGTTGTTTCTATGATAAAATGCTATTAGGTCGGACTTGATGGGTCGCTCCCATCATGAAAGACTTAGCAGTTAACGTGGCTACACACCCCTCAAATAATCTGAACTGTGGAGGTGAGAGTCATGTTATTTAGGAAAGGACTGGAGGAGCAGCAATTAATGCCGCCTTAGTTATCGTGGCAATCGGCCAGCTAGTCATTGACTGTGCTAAAGCCTACGCGATAATAAAAAAAGCTAACCATAACGGTTAGCTATCCTTCAGTCACCTGAACTGCGTTTGAGGGTAACGAGATGCCGCTCGTTGCTCTCTTTTCATTTACTAATGATATCTGATATATTTTGATTTTTCAACTTTTAGCTGGCAGTTTTCTGTCAGCTTTTTTCTTTTACCATGGTTTACTTTTCCGCTTGTTCTGGCTTATCAGTGGAGGTAATTAAACATGGTAAAAAAAGTACAACCAGTGACTCATCAACCACTAATAGCAACAAGTACGAATATTAGTTCAGAGCAATTATTGAACGATTTGCATTATCAACAAGCAAAACAGATCATCCAGACTCTACTTAATAAAGGCCTTATTTCGCCCACCGAATTTAAAGACATTGATTCCTTAAATAAACAATCATTTCCACCATTATTAGGGCCCGGAAACGTTGATACATCAAGCCTCCAGAGCTAACATACCACACTGACGAAAGGAGGGTTGTCATGTCAACCATTACTAAAATCCAAAGCTACCACCGTAATGTCAAGCAACTCCGTGTAGCAGCTTATTGTCGAGTTTCGACGGACAATATTGAACAGCTGGAGAGTCTTGAAAATCAACGTGCCCATTATCAAAAGTACATTAACAACCACCCTAATTGGGAGCTGGCTAAGATCTACTATGATGAAGGAATCTCAGGCACCAAGATGACCAAGCGGAACGCCTTAAAAGAATTACTAACTGATTGTCATAATCACCGGATTGACCTCGTGGTGACCAAATCAATTAGCCGTTTGTCACGAAATACAACTGATTGTTTGCAGATTGTCCGGGAATTACAGCAATTGAATATTCCAATTATCTTTGAGAAAGAGCATATCAATACTGGAGCAATGGCCAGTGAGTTATTTCTATCGATTCTTAGCAGTATTGCCCAGGATGAATCCCACTCAACTGCCGGAAATCTACGCTGGGCAATCAGGAAACGTTTTGCTAGTGGCAAATTCCATGTATCCTCAGCACCCTATGGATATTCAATTGAGGATGGCAACTTAGTTATCAACCATACTGAAGCAAAGACTGTACGACAAATCTTTCAACGATTTCTAAGTGGAACATCAGCCAGTCGGATTGCTAAAGGATTGAACCATAAACACGTAGCAACAAAGCGTGGTGGACAATGGCGAAGCAACACCGTGATTAACATTTTACGAAACAGTAATTACACCGGTGATATGCTCTGCCAGAAGACTTATAGTGATGATCAATATCACCGTCATTTTAACCAAGGTGAACTCACCCAATACTTAATTGAGGATCATCACCCTAGTTTAGTTAACCACGAAACTTTTAACAGAGTTCAAGTTCTGCTTAAAGAAGCGGTCCAAAAGTGCCATATTGAAACTGGCAGCCATAAGTACCAACACCACTACTTATTTTCTGGGAAAATCACTTGTGGCAATTGTGGCACTATTTTTAAGCGGCAAACACGTCCCAATAAAATTTGCTGGGCTTGTCAAAGACATCTAAGTTCCGCTAAGCAATGTCCTGTTAAAGCAGTAACTGAAGTAAGCCTAGAAGCAGCTTTCTGCAACATGATGAATAAACTCATTTACAGTAGGAAATTCTTATTACAGCCATTGTTAGCAAATTTACAAGTTCAAGCTAACAGTGATACCAACGGTCAGCTAAGTTCATTGGTCAATCAGGTTAAGGCAAATGACCGCAAAGCAGAAACGCTAACCGAATTGATGCAATCAGGATTGCTGGATAAAGCCATCTATGTAAATCAAACGGCTCAGCTCGAACAGGATACCTACCAATGCCGCGAAAAGATTAAACAGTTTAATAGCAACAATACTGATTCGGCAAATAATTTTGAAAACGTGCGAACCCTGCTTCATTGGTGTCAACAAGGTCAAAAACTGTCAGGCTTTAATAAAGCCCCATTTCAGGACTTCGTTCAACAAATTGTAGTGAACAGTCCAAAAGAGGCGGTTTTCAAACTGAAATGCGGGTTGAGATTAACTGAGAAGTTAACCAAAGCAGCTTGCCTTGATGAACACTTTTACCGTGGGGTAATCCGCCAACGTTTCAGCGAACCAATTCGGCAAGCAGAATACTTGTACAGCATTATCGAAAGTGAAGGTGATTTAATTGGGTAAAGTACGCATTATTCCCGCCCATCAGCAAAAAGGAAACAGTGTCCATCATCCACGTAGTCCACAATCTTTTGGAAAGCTTCGAGTGGCTGCATACTGCCGGGTTTCGACCGATTACGATGAGCAGGCCAGTTCTTACGAAACTCAAGTAGATCATTACAAAGAACTAATTCAAAAGGAGCCATCCTGGGAATTTGCAGGTATTTATGCCGATGATGGGATCTCCGGAACCAATACCAAAAAACGGGAACAATTCAATAAAATGATTGCAGCCTGTAAAGTCGGTAAGATTGACCTGATCGTTACCAAATCAATTAGCCGATTTGCCCGGAATACCATCGACTGTTTGAAATATATCCGTGACTTAAAAGCTATCAATGTTGCAATCTTCTTTGAAAAAGAAAATATCAACACCATGGATGCCAAAGGTGAAGTTTTGATTACCATCATGGCTTCCCTTGCTCAACAAGAAAGTGAGTCCTTATCGCAAAACGTCAAGATGGGGATTCAATATCGTTACCAACAAGGGAAAGTTTTCGTGAACCATAATCACTTTCTGGGTTATACCAAGGATGCTCAAGGTAACTTGGTGATTGAACCAGAAGAAGCAAAGGTCATTAAGCGTATCTTCTATAGCTACCTAAACGGAATGACGATGAAGCAAATAGCTGATTCTCTTAAAGCAGATGGTATTTTAACTGGTGGCAAAACAAAGAATTGGCGTTCTAGCAGCGTGGCCAAAATCCTGAAGAATGAAAAATATATGGGTGATGCTCTATTACAAAAGACTTACACTGTGGACTTTCTGAACAAAAAGCGCGTAAAGAACGAAGGAATCATGCCACAGTACTATGTGGAGAACGACCACCCAGCGATTATTCCTAAATCAGTGTTCATGCAAGTCCAGCAAATTATCAAACAGCGACGTAACGGAATCACGACTAAGAACGGCAAGCACCGGCGAATTAACGGAAAATACTGCTTTTCTCAAAAAGTATTCTGCGGTAAATGCGGTGATATCTTGCAACGGAACATGTGGTATCGACCGGAAAAAGTGGCAGTCTGGCGATGTGCAAGCCGCGTAAGACGCAATAAGACTGGCCGGCGATGCATGATTCGAAACGTCAAAGAACCATTGCTGAAGGAAACCACCGTTGAAGCATTCAACCAGCTCATTGAAGGGCATGAGCTGGTCAGTAAACAAATCAAAGCTAACATCATGAAAGTCATTAAAAACTCCAAAGGTCCAACACTTGATCAAATCGACCAACAGCTGGAAGAAGTGCAAATGAAGTTGATTCAAGCTGCCAACCAGCATCAAGACTGCGACGCGCTAACCCAGCAAATTATGGACCTTCGCAAACAAAAAGAAAAAGTACAGAGTCGGGAAACTAATCAACAAGCCAAACTACACAACCTTGATGAAATCAACAAATTAGTCGAATTGCACAAGTATGGCTTAGTTGACTTTGATGAACAATTGGTTCGTCGCTTGGTAGAAAAAATCACCATCTTCCAACGCTACATGGAATTCACGTTCAAAGATGGTGAAGTAATTAGAGTTAATATGTGAAAACTTGGGATATTCAGCACTCACTTATTTGAGTTGGGTGCTGTTTTTAGATTGTAGTTTTTTAATTTGGCAGATTGCAAGAAATAACAGCCCCGATGAAAAGAACTAATTTTAATTTTCAAGTACTGGGGTTCTTACTTCATAGCAGGCAGTCAAAATTCATTAAACCAGCGTCGCACCCAGTGAATTCTTAAAATGGTCAAGCGCCCACTCCTGACCATGCTTGGTAAAGGTGGCAACCCCCTTAACCGGAATCGTAATCTGGTAGTTCAAATTATAGGCGGCAATTGCGGTGTGCAGGACACAGATATCGGTGCAAACACCCGTAATCCACAAGTTATCAATTTTTCGTTCCCGCAGGTAGTTATCAAGATTAGTATTTTGAAATGATGAATAGCGGTTCTTATTAAACTGGTAAACCCGGTCAATGGCCTGATGTTGTTCAAACCAGTCATTAACCTTGCCGTATAGCTGTTGACCAGGCGTACCGACCACGTTATGTGGCGGGAAGAGTTTAGCTTCTGGACTAAACCGGTCCCCACAATGGGCATCAGTCGGGAAAATTACGTAGTCGCCATTTTGGTAAAAACGGTTGGCCAGCTGAACCAAATAATCTTCTAATTCCTGCGCTGGCTTGCCACAAGTAAGTGCACCATTGTCAGCGACAAAATCGTTTGTATAATCAATAATTAATAATGCTTTAGTCATTGCTAACTCCTTATTTTTGTGCCTCATCAACCAGCTTTTGTTGCAAGTCAGCTAACCGCTTGGTTAAATAAACCGGGAAGCGGTCCGGATTAAGCAACCGCTTAGTAGATGCCGGCAGCTGTGCTAATTCAGTCTGCGCAAAATGCTGGATGGCAAAAGTGTCGGTTTCAATTGGCGCCGCTTTTTCCAGTGTCAAAACTTGCTTAAGCAGTGGCTTAGCAATGAAGTCGGTTAGAATTACTTTATTCCGGGTGACGTGAACGTCAGCATTGATTGCCGCAATTTCGGTTCCAATCTGCTCGTCAGCCAGGGCAATTACATCGGCAACAGCGTGTTGGGGATCATGCTTATCGTAGAGCCGGTAAACCTGCTTATTCCCAGGGAGCGTAATCTTTTCGCGACTATTACTAATCTTGATCTTTGGCACCCATTTGCCATCATTTTCTAGTGCCGACATTTTATAAACACCGCTTAATACTGGACTTGATGAACTGGTAATTAGCCGCTCACCGATCCCAAAGTTATCCAGTGGTGCCCCTTCATCAAGCAATGACTTAACAATGTGGGCATCAAGGGCGTTTGAAGCAGTAATCTTAGCGTTGGTAAAACCAGCTTCGTCCATCATCTTCCGGGCCTTGGTTGCCAACTGGGCAATATCACCAGAATCGATGCGGATACCAACCGGTTCGTGGCCAGCTGCCCGCAATTCCTTAAAGACTTTAATTGCGTTCGGTACTCCAGAGTTAACCACATCGTAGGTATCAACTAACAGGGCAGCATTGTCAGGGTAAATTTTGGCCCAGGCACGAAAGGCCGTTAATTCATCAGGAAAGCTTTCAATCCAGGCGTGGGCCATCGTCCCCACCGCCGGAAGGTTAAACAGCTTGGCAGCTAGCACATTGGAGGTACTACTGCACCCACCAATAATGGCAGCCCGCGCACCATATATTGCGGCATCAGGCCCCTGCGCCCGTCGTGCACCAAATTCCATTACTGGGCGTCCGCCAGTAACGCTGGTGATCTGCCATGCCTTCGTTGCAATCAATGATTGGTGGTTAATGATGTTTAAGATCAGGGTTTCAAGAAGTTGGACATCAATTAGTGGGCCACTAATACTAAGGATTGGTTCCTGTGGGAAGACTGGCGTGCCTTCTGGGATTGCCTGAATTGAGCAGCGGTTGTGAGCTGCCGTCAGGTAAAAGAGAAAGTCGTCACTAAAGTGGTTAAGGGACCGCAGATAAGCAATGTCATCAGTTGAAAAGTGCCAGTTCTTAACTTCATCAATTACTTGCATCAATCCAGCACTAATCACAAAACTGCCATCATCGGGCGCCTTACGGTAAAAGACGTCGAAGCGCGCCTGCTTATCGTGGGGAAGTGTTTGATAATAACCGTTGGCCATTGAAAACTCATACATGTCGGTTAATAATTCATGCTTCATTATTAAATAACTCCTAACAAATTTAGGTAAAAAATACTTTAACTACCGCAAAAAATAAAAGTATATTGAACTTTTATTATCACTGATTGTAGCACTTTTATTTTTAGACACAAGGTAGTACCAGTTTAAATAACTTTGGTGGCCGGCCTGACCGCTTTGTTGCGGCGGTACCAACTTCCTTAAACAGTTTTTGGTGGGTCTTTTTAAAATTAGAATTATCAATTTGATCGACCGTTGTTTGGCGGAAAGTAGCATAAACTTCGCGGGCTTGCCGAAGGGTAAAAGTCGGTCCTAAGATCTGTAAAATGGTTGGCTGGTAGTCCAGTTTATTTTTAATTCGTACAATGGCCGTATTAATAATTTGGTGGTGGTCAAATGCTAGCGTCGACCCTGTAGCCAAACTCAAAACTAAATCACCATTTTGCAAGATAAACTTCCCGTGGTCAAAGTTAAGACTAAACCACACGACTTCGGTTGCTCCGTACCCGGCCCTCAGTTGCGGCATTGTCGGTAAGAAAGTCATGTAGGCAATCGCCAAGGCCCGCTCACCGCTTACCCGGTCGGGATCGGTGAAGGTTGCCAACTGTTCGGTAGCACTGTTTGATAGACGAACACCAATTTTATCCTTAATCAGGCGGATACAGGCAGCGTCAGCACTTTCATCCCGCCGCAATAGGGTTTCTGGTAAAGCCCAGTGGCCCTCAAATGGCGGATAAGCCCGTTTGACCAGCAGGACTTGTGGTAAATGGGTCAGGGAATTAAAACTCCAAATAATATTTGCAATCGTAATTAGCGGACGCGCAACAACTTTGTCAGCCATCTCTTTCACCTCACAAAATATTATAGCGCCATCAAGAATCACAATAATAAAAAAAGCCAAGGTGGCTTAGTCTAGTTCTCCAAATTCTCTTCATCCTTACCCATTGACAAAGAGCCCAAATTTTCGATATTTTAACTGAATTAGCATAAATTCAATATTATTTTCGTTAACTCAATCCTTAGTACCAAACTGACCGATTCATACATACCACAAACGCTACCATATCAAGGCTCACCTCTACTTCCACTATCCTAATTAACACGACCTGCCAAAATGGAAATTCGTACACACCACTATCAAAATAGGACATTGAACACTCGACCCGCCAGCTCTAAATAGAAAAAGTGTACTAATCCCGCTCGTCAAAATCAGAATTAGTACACTTTCAATCAGCTATAAATGCCGTCATACCGGCGTTTATCGGCTATTTTTCTGTACGTTCCAGGACAGTAACGCTCTCCACATGCCACGAGATCAGTTGGTCAATTACACATTCTTAATTAACCGCTACTCTACAAAATTATCTTTGCTTAATCAAAAATATTGTGTTTATTAACTCGCTTTCATAATTCCAAATCTTCCCTTACTTTTGAGACGAATAGTAAGTCTCAAGTTATTACCGGTTTGCGGGAACACATAAGTTATAAAAAAGTGATTCAAGATGTTTGTGGAAAAAGCTAATCATTAAAAAACGTTACCAGACTTAATGCTGATCCAATATCCAGGTCAAATGTTTCAGAGTGTGTTGTGCCATCAAAATCCTTTAAATCAATTTTTAGCTTAAATGCTGTAGTAGATAGATTAATTTTATCAACGCTATGTCCCTCTACTATTAAACTCTTAATTTTATATGGTAGATTTCTATTTCTCGTGTTATTTTCACTAACTGCAATAGTAGCCTTATATGATTGACCTGGAGCAATCAATTGATGGTGCATTGCTGAAAATGGATTATTCTTCAATGGTATATATTCACCAGATAAAGACGGGTTCGCTTCAACACTAGTAATATATGTCCCAGTTCCACCAAAATTCTTTATTACTAAATTCCAAAACAAAGATTTCTTTATTTGCTGACTCTGTATGTAGGCAATGACATAGGGCTTCCTTGCCTCTTCAAATAATTCTTTAGTTTGTTCCCTATTTTGGTGCGTTTGAAATAGAGCAAATCCAGATATAACAAGAGCAATAACGCTTGCTATAGCACTAACAATAGCTGGCCAAGCCATACTACTTATACCTACCCATGACAATATCCTTAACTTCTTGTAGATAATCATCAGTATATTCAGGTACAAGCAATTGACCATCAATGGCATCGAGCATAATCTTTTCTTTGTCCTTCAGCTTCTTGTACACTGTACTGTCAATAAAGCCCATGTGGGCAACATCACCCTTAGTCATCAGATAGTAATACCGAGTATATTGGTTAGCTGGTAATCCCAGACGGTTAATCCGATCACGCGATTGAAGCATAAAAGTGAGATTAAAGTTGTATTCAAAGTAAACAGCATCGTGCACCGTCTGATGTAGCGAAATAGATTCACCTAACGTATTAGGGTTAGAAACCAATACCCGAGCATCACCAGTACGGAAATTGTTAATCATTCCTTCGCGGTCTTGCTTTGGGGTGGCCCCATAAATCAAGGTAGTTTTAATTCCCATACCGTTGAGAGTATCAGTGATCTTCTGCATGGTGCCAACAAACATCCCCCAAACAAGGACTTTTTTGCCCTGACTAACTAACTTATCAATTAAGTCAATCCCCATCTCAAACTTAGGCGATTTAATCCTTGCTAAATCATACTTCTTGTAAGCCTCACCGCTGCTAACATTCTTTTTTTCAATCTCCGCTGATTGCTTGTCCCAAATACCAGAATCTCCATCAATTAACCCTAATTCCTTGTAATTGATATTGCTGGCTAACAGAGCTGGATTAGTCGATGCCTGGAGTAGCCTAATAAAGGTAGCCAACGTCCCATTTTCGGTTTCGTAAATTGCTTGCGACAACATCTGCTGATTCTTTGATGGTTCAACTTCTTTAATAATGTCTGGATCTGGTTTAGGGACATGTAGATCTTTCTTGTTGGTCCGCCAAAAAAACGGCGATAATTTCTTATTTACATCTTCTGGATCAATATTGTTCAAAGTTGTTAAATCCCAAGCAAAGAAGGATGAGTATTCATCAGGGTACATCAGATGTAGGAAGTTATAGATGTCCCTAAAGCCATTCGGAATTGGTGTCCCCGTTAGAACATAGCGGTAGTGTGGTGTCTGGCTTAAACTCAATGCTGCCTTGGCACGCTGGCCACCGACTCCTTTTACCCGGTGAACTTCGTCAAAGACTAACATAGTTTTGGAATCCAACAAGTCATTAATGATGTTCAGCTTACTTTGTAAAGATTCGTAGTTGATGGTGATCACGTCAGCCTGGACCCAGTCGTGCTTAATAGCACCGACATTATTGTTGTATTTCTTATCCCGCATATTGAGGTAATGCAACTTACGGTTAGGACCAAACACAGCTTCAAATTCTGTCCGCCAAGCAGCAAAAGCGTTCAAAGGTGAAACAACTAATAGCTTATCCACTTCATTTACTCTGGGGCTAGAAAGATAGGCAAAAGTTCCATACATCATCGCTGTCTTACCAGCACCAGGTACAGAAAAATTAGCTGCTCGTTTCATAATGGTCATGAAGAAGCTTGCCTTTTCTTGTTCTGGCTTAAGTGGCCGCGTAATTTCTTGACTAACGATCGCTTTAAAGTTATCGAACTCATGTTGCCAACGCGGATCACCATCTTTAATGGTTAAGCCTGCTTGGCTTTGTTCCTTAATATAATACTGACGCTGCTGGACAAACTGATTAAACTTATTACTAGTTTGTACTTCAGGCAATCCTTTACGTTGCAAACGTCGATTCAGCTTTTTAACTAGTTCTAGTAATTGAACATAGGTCAAATCTGCTTTGAAGGTTCGCTGTTCTGGATCGTCAAAGTAGGGAGCGAAGATAGCTAATCCTCGCTGAGCTGTCTTTGACTCCAGCGTATGGTGATTATCATCCAGCAGTTGAAATAAACCGTCATCATTTTTAATGATGATTGGACTATCTGATTTCGTCTCCATACTTACTGAACAACTCCTTACTCAATTGATTTAGATCCCGCATATATTTCTGCAGTTCTTTTAATTGATCTTCACTAACCTCGTTATAACGAAGGCTCCCGATTAGACCACCATCTTCGTTTAAGTCGTGGTAGTACTTCACATTCTGCTTAATATTACGGATGAATTTATCGACAGACTCACTATTTCGAGCATTCCGCATATAGGTATCAAATGTATCTCCGAAGGCTTCAACCGTATCATTTTCATCAGTCAAGCTTTGCATTAGATCTGAAGTAGTATGAATTTCATCATCCTGTAGCGATTCTGACAAATCATCAACCATATCTGCTACATCGTCATTAAAGTCTTCATTGTCAACACTATTAACTACGTTCTTACTGTATTCCCGAATATGGTTACGCGCGGTGTTACCACTAACCCCTACATGAATTTGATACAAAATAACTCCAAAATAAGAATTCATAGTTTCATTCTTACGAACCTGTGATTCCGGATCATCACCAAAGTTCTTTGACAAAGATTTTCCCATTTCATAGAAAAGGGTCCAAACTTTACTTTCCTTGATGATATTGAAGTTATTTTCAGGTGCCCCGATAAATTCTAAGAATTTCTTCATATAGACGGCACCGTCATAATATTTTTTGACTTCTGTTGGGCGCATATGAGAATCGGCTGCGTAATCAGCCTGGGTCATAATTGGATCATCACCACTGGTAGTTTGGTAAATATCAACAGCTAGATCAACCGGGTCATAATTTTGCCGTTCCTCAACCCCCATCTGGATGGCCAATTCAAGCTTTTTAATTTTGACACGTTCAGTGGTGTTGTTATATGAGAATGGCAAAACGACTGCTTCAAAATAAACTGTCTTACCAGTTGATTGATGAATATCACGTAGGGCCGTAAAGCGACGATTACCATCAACAATCCGGCCATCATCAAGCACGTAGCCATAAACCTGCTGTCCGGATTCGGCAATAGATTTTTTGGTACGCTTAAGCGCTGTCGGATTGTCCTGCTCAATCAGTTTAGCCACAAAGTTATTGTATTGCATATCATCCTGATCATTTGCTGGTTGCAGTTCATCTTGATATTGAGAAATACCTGTCGCAATCCGGCCATTTTTATCATTGTAATAAAGGTATTCCAAGGGAATTTTATAGACATCTAGTGTCTCGGAACTAACTCCGTCAACCTTGATTGGTAGCTTAGGCTTAGCTCCCGTTTTTTCCAATTTTCCTTCTTTAGCTAATTCAATTAGCGATAACATCCTAATTCAACTCCCCGTTTTCCAATTTATTAATTAAATCATGCACCTCTTGTTCACTTGTTGCCATCCGGTAGTAAACACCTGATTCTTTAAGATGATCAAAATATTTCTGCTGAATAATATGAATTTCTTCATCACCCAAGCGCATGTTTTCAGCCTTAGTTTCAATCACTAAGTAAATTGGCTTTTTACCATGTTCAATCTTAAAAATGAAGTCTGGTGTAGTTGTTCCATTATCAAAACGTGGAATCTTGATTGCTTTCTTTGGTAATTTCCCAAAGACACTAATCTTCGGGCCATACGACCGTTGTAAAATTTTTAATTCTGGATCAGCACTGTCATAACGCAGCGGTGGCCGGTCATACAAGTACTTTTCATCAGAAGTCGAATCTGACTGGTATACGCCAAGTACGCTAGCCGGAATCGAATCCACAAACTCTTGCTTTTTAGCATTGTAAATCGATGTTGAAGATGAAAAGTTCAGTGGTTCATAGCTATAAGAAGTCTTAATTCGTTCATTAAATTGATTGTTAAAAGTGCGAATTAAATTGCCAAGTGTCTTCTCATTGATGTAGTTAGTATTATTTTTCAAACGCTTAATCGCTTTGATCATCAAATTGTTAAGCAAATTAACCGGTAAATCAGTACCCTTAGCCAAGAGTTTAAGAAATTTACCATAATTCATGGTTAAGAATTCAGTACTATAATCCGACTGCGTTTCCCGAACGGAAGCCACATTCTCATCAGTTACCACTTCTTGGTGAACCACCTGCGGCCGTTGCAAAACAAAGATCTTATTATCGCTATCGTTAAAGACGTTCCGGGCAACAGTTTCGGCATCTTGATTAACCGATGGATCAAACTTGATCATTTGCCGCTTAGCCAATTGCAACCACAAATTCTTCAATTGCTGCCAATTTTGCTTGCGTAGCTTAACATTTGTGCTGTCTTTTGAATTTTTATCTCGAACCTTATCCTTAGCAACTTTAGTTTCTTGGACTAATTCTGGATAAAGATGACACAACGCATCATAGCCGGTCATCATTTGACCATCTAATTCAACGTTTTCTTTAAATTTGTTAGAACGAGTAATCACATTATGGGCATCTAAATCATCAAGTAGCTGGTCCTCATCAAACTTAGGATCAGTTTTTTGTTTAGCTTTAACAATCAGCTTGATCATGTCATCAGTTAATTCTTCTTGGTTCAGTTTTATCGGTGAATCATCATTAATTTCACCTACTAACTTTTGAGCAAAATCTCGTTCATCATAACCTATTAAGAAAGATAGACGACTCTGCCACTCATCCTGATTCAAACGGTGACCAGTTTCATCAACTGGAAGCCGTAAACCACGACCAACTTCCTGAATCTTACTAATTTCGGAACCGGAAGTACGTAACTTGGCAATTGTGAAAACATTTGGATTATCCCAACCTTCACGCAGCGTCCACTTTGAAAAGAGGAAGCGACGAGTTAGCCAGTTACCATCTTTATTCTTAAAGCTGAGCAGTTTTTCCTTATTACTAAGAATATCCTCAACTTCAGCTTGAATATCAGCATCTGAACTGCCGCGATCTTCACTAAAGTAGCCAGCATATACGTCCTGATGTTCTGACTGCAAGCTCCTTAAAGTAGCTTGTAAGAATGAACAATAATCTTTTTCTCGATCATCAATTGCCATCTCATACCGACCAATCAGTCTATTTAATTTTTCAGTTAAAAGTCGTTCAAATTCTTTGGCAAGCCAGCCTTTACTGCTATTTTCCCCTCGAAAGCTTGAAATACTATCAATGAAAAACAAGGACAAGGTTTTTATTTTAGGCGCATTATCCCCAGAGTTAGGACGTAGAAAATTTTCCTCTTCGGCCTTAAAGTGGCAGTCCAAGGCTTGCGAAATAATCTCTTTCTGGTAACTTTGCGCGAAAGTGCCCGGGATTAATTTCATGTCTTTAGCCAGCGCTAATCCATTAGATAACTCACGATCCGTGCCACCGGCATAAGTAATATCTCCTTGAAAGCCTGGATCGACATCTGCAAGGTTTTCACCAACACCTAGAGAATATTCTTTTTTTCCTTGGGAAAGGATCAATTCTTTAGCTTTAACCTGTTTAACCTTGTACAAGTTGCTTGCTTGCTCTTCTGGCATATCTGGGTAATCGATATCGATTCCCTTAACTAAACCTTGATTAAAGCTATCGACGGCATCCAAGTTGAACTGAGGTTCACCACGGTAATAATCAATCTTAGTAACCTTGTTTTTGCCACGCCCACTTGTTGTTTCCGGGAAAGTAGCTCCAAAACGGACAATTAATTGGGGCTTCATTGCTTTAATATCTTCGTAAAACTTTTTACCCCGTGGGAATCGCTGCGGCTCGTCAATAATGACTACAGGTCTAGTTGCCGCAATGGCTTTAATTGGTGAAGTTTCGCCACCAAGCAAAGTCTGATCATAATCATCACGGTGCATGGACTTAGAATGAAGCATCCCTTGATTAACCAGCAGCACCTCAATTTGATTAGTATTCTGTCTAGTTGACTCCACAAATTCAGATAGCTGTGCCGGGAAGTTACGTCGCCCTGAACGTGCACTAAAATCGCCTGCGTTAATGACGTTTAATTGCACCCTGGTATTTTCATAGAATTCACTAAAATGCTGTTTAGCATAATCACTGGTAATGAAACTACGAGTACCTTCTTTAATACTTGGACTGGGCACTGCAATGACAAACTTAAAGAGCCCATACTTTTGATGTAATTCATACATCATCCGGGTATAAACATAGGTCTTCCCTGTACCTGTTTCCATCTTTATGTCAATATTAGCTTTATCGTTGTAGCGGTACTTAATCAGCGGATTGGCATAGATGTAGTTTGCATTGGGATCATTACTCATCGTATCCATTCCAGGAAAAGATTTATCAATGGCAGCCAGAGCGTCAGTTTGATGCTGTAAAGTTTCTAGTTTAATCTTCATGGCTTAGTACCTCTTGATCAAAGTGACTTTACTATCTAACTGCTTCAGACCATTTTCTAGTTCGCGAAGTTCGGCGACGTTAAAGGAATAGCCAAAGATAACCACACTTTGAACGTTTAACTGATGTGTACCAAGTTGATTTAACAGCTCTCTGGTCTGGTCAGCTCCCCAGCCTTCATTAATCAGATAGAGACGATTATTTTCAACTTGATGAGCCATGTAATTGCCAAACTTAAGATCTTGAACGTTAGTATTAAATGAATAACCATCTTTAGCTAACCAAGTAGTTAAAATTGTTTCTTCACCTGTAGCATCTCCATCAATACCTAAGCTCTTACTAGAAAAGCCATCAACCATATTTGTAAACAGGTTAGTATTGTTAGGATCAAAGTCATCAATTTCTTCCAACGTCTGTTTAACAGGCTTAACTACACGATAATGCTTAAAGCTGCCATCAAAATCTTCTGGTAAAGTTAATTCATTATCCTGACGAATCTTTTTAGCAGCGCGCCGGATGCGTTCCCGCGAGATCTCGTCAATAGAACGGAAGCCTGCTTCATAGGCGGCTTTACCGCCTTTAGTCGGCACTTCGGAACCATCGCTGTTGGTATGGTAAGTTTTTTCGGGCAGTTGCACCATGATGAACTTACGGTGTCCACCATCTTCAGCATTAAGCTGCATGACGGCATCGGCAGTGGTGGAAGAACCAGCAAAGAAATCAAGGACAAGAGAATCTGCATGACTACTATATTGAATAATCTTTTTAATAAGACTTACAGGTTTGGGACTTGAAAAGAAATCTCTGCCATCAAAAATTTTATCTCGTAGGTATTTTGTTGCAGCTTGGTTCATAAAAATATTATCAGTAGCAAACAATGAATCAACTTGCTTATGCGTACTCTTTAACTCACTGGCATATTTTTTTATGAAAAAACCTCTTTGTGATTCAGAATACTGCTTTTTAAATACAAATTTACCGTTTTGAATCCAATTTTCCATGGTACTTTTTGAAAAAGCCCAATATCGTCCTTTGGGTGGTAAATCTATTAAACCAGTATAGGGATTTTTAATTTCAAAAAATGTACTCTCAGAACCGCTCCTTGCGCTTGGGTTATCAGTTGACCACGGACCTCTTGGATCATTGTCAGGATTCTTGTAACCTTCAAGACTTTTTTTCTCACCCTTCAATTCCGCAGATTGTATATTTTGGGCATAGACATATAATGATTCGTGCTGTTGATTGAAACCAGATGAAGAGTCATTTGCAGTTGAACGGGTTTTGCGGATAATTTGACCAATAAAATTAGCTTCTCCAAATATTTCATCTAAAAGTTCTTTTAAATTGGTATCTTCATTTTCGTCTATTGATACTAAAAAGATTCCTTTTTTTGAAAGTAATCTTTTAGCTAAAAATAACCTTGGATACATAAAAGTAAGCCAAGACGAATGGCTAGAGCGCCCTTGAATACTCTTTAATCGAGCGACTTGATCATCATCCAAGCCAAACATATCTTTTAGTTTCTCATCACTATATTCAAAAGAATCTGGATAAACAAAGCCATCGCTGCCTGTGTTATACGGCGGATCAATGTAAATAACATCAATCTTATTCTGGTAATTGTTCTGAAGATGACGTAAGACTTCTAGGTTATCACCAGTGAAGAATAAATTTTTGCTGTTCTTACCTTCGCCCTTGTTTTGCTTTTCATCAGGAACAATAACTGTGCTTGGCACTTCACCAGCTTGACGACGTGCGTAATCTTTACCAATGAAGTCAAGCTGATAGCCCTCACTAAGTTCATTGACGTTCTTTTGTTTCAATTCATTTTTAAATTTTTCTAAATCAAAAGATCCCTCCTTCGTAAAAAATTCTGGTAACTTATCTTTAAGTTCATTTAAGAAAGCTGTGTTTGATTGTACAGTTTCATTATATTTTTCGTTATCTGTTTGCATCAAATTTCTCCTATTCTTCGTTAATTGGTACAGTTTCACAAATGTCATTAAGATTGCAGTCTAAGCCAGTGCATATCTTCATTAAAAGATCAGTAGTAACATTAGCATCTTTTCCTAACTTAGCAACGGAAGCAGCGCTAATATCGCATTCAGTTTGCAAATCTTTTTTCTGTAATCCCCGATCAATTAACAATTTCCACAATTTCTTGTAACTAACCTTATATTTAATTTTTAAGTTATTTGGTTGCTTGCTCATTCCATGATCTCCCAAACAGTTCTTTACCACCACGTTCAAGTGTCAGAACTGTATTCTCTCTAATAATCTCTTGTGCTTTTTCTGATAATACTTCAATACTATCAATCGAAATAAATATCTGCTTAGTTTCTTGAGCATACATTTCAATAATTCTATTTCTACGATCAATCTCAATATTTGAAAATAGTAGTGAATCATGAACAAAAAATGGTAGATGTGTTAAGTCAAGACAAGCTTGATCGAAAATAATTAATCCCTTGAATGATGTACCTGTACCTTGGTCATTAATCGTCTCAAAATTGTATCCTGTTGGTTTTAATTCAATTCGTGGAGGTTGAAATGAACTAGATCCGCAGACCTGCACATTTAAACTAGCCATTTTGGTGTTCAAAGAGTGCTGTACCTCTGCCAATTCAGTATTGATAGTCGCTTTTAAAGCATCTTGCTGATCTTTCTTGTCTTGTTGTAGCTTTTTCTTCTTCTGATAATTTTTATTTTCGTCTTCTAATTGCTTCAATTCTGCTTTTTTATCAGCATACTCATTAAGTAAAGCAGTTTGGACATTTGGCCCTTGTTGATTCTTTATTTTTTGTGCTTCATTAACTAGTTGAGAAATATGATGACTTAAATCCTCAACATTTTCTTCAATAGTATTTTTCTCTCGTTCAAACTCTAGTTTAAGGAACTTAGTAATTTGATGATGGAATTTATCTATTTTTTCAATTCTTTGGATATCTACATCAGGAAAGAATTGCTCTAATTCATGATAATTATTTCGATACCTTTTAGGTCCGGCTTCTTCATTAGACTTTATGACATTTAATCTACTCAAGTAGATATTCTTCTGTTCCCTAAGTTGGGATAGATCATTTCTTATTTCTCTTAAACGTGCTGCTTGCATATCATCTAAGTTTAATGAGCCTTCATTATTTTCAGATTGTAAGTCTGACAGCTTTTGTTTAAGGTGTTCAATTTTGTTTAGATTTTCGTTAAACCGTCTTTTTGTATCAACTATTGGAACATACCTGTATGTCCCTGCATTTTTAAATGCTGTGTAAGCTTCCTCGGCTTTTTTTGCTGCCTCTTCTCTATTCTCAATAGGAGAATATTTGTCAAACAACTTCAGTAATCCATAGACCTGCTGTTTAGCCGGCTCTTGATTGCTATTTTGCAAGGGTCTTTTTTCATTTGTAGTTTGACGATTATAAACCCTCATAAAACGGCCAACTGCACCTCTAAATGTTAGTCCGGGTAAATCCAAATTATATTGCTCAGACAAAAAATCGAGATACTCCTCGACAGTTATTTTCTTATTATCTTTAGGGATGAATTTCTCGTTACAAATATAGATGTATTGAAAATCTTCTGTTGACCTTGAAAAATAATACTTTTTATCATTAAACTCAAAAGCGAACTTTATAATATGAGGACCTACATTTTTCTGGACATCAAGGTCCTTTTTCACATAATCAGTTCCACCAAATACAAAGTCGATAATCATCAAAAGCGTTGATTTCCCAATTGAATTAGTTCCGCTATGACCACCTAAAATCACATTTAGCCCTTTATTAAAATAAATTGGTCCACGTGGGTGCCCATCGACCATAAACTGATCACAACTAATTTGTTTTAACACTGCTTATCACACCTGTTTCTTCATCAATGCAAATCCTGTTTAATATAAACAAACAATCCAACGCCTCCACAAACTCACCCACATCATCAAAATATCTTCTTGTTCTCTTATAAAGATCTTGTGGGTTCATAGCTTGTTCGTTTAGTTTTTTCATTATTTTAGGAAGACTTGCTAATGTACTTTCCTTATAGTCAGTAACTTTACTGGGCATTTTCAACTTCAAACACCTCACAATTTTGAACGAAAAAAGCCACTATAATTCTGGAAGCTTCTGAATAATCCTGAGGCAATTGTTCTTTAGCAAGAATCCAATCAGCCAAGTGATTAAATATTTCTTCCTGATCTAGTTGCTCACGCTTAAATTTAAAATAGGCTAACTTTATGGTGGTAGCTAATTCATCAAAAGAAAAATCTGGACCTTCCAAATTAGAAAATTGATCTTTGATTTTGTTGTAATAACCCGAAACGTAATAACTAACAGCCCCTTGTAAGGCATAATCATGACTTATCTTTTCTTCTACGGTATGTGCATCATAATCAATAACAGAATTCGCTAAGTTTGGTTTAACCTTCTTTAGCCCCTGAATCACTTTAGTCAATTTTGCTTCTAAAGTTAGCTGATTTAGGCCTTGAGCGATTTGTTTTTCATTAATAACATGTTGTTTTTTCTGAATCAACCGTTGATAATCATTTAAGTTAGGATTATTGAGATAAACATTCGCACAATTTAAACATAATGGGATTTTATTTTCTAAGGCATCTGAATTTTCAGGTGCCTTTTTTATTTTGGCAAATTTAGCTTTTTCCTTTTCATTTAAGTTGTCAGGAAAGATATGGACAACATCATATCCTGCTATGGCATTGCTAATACCATTCTTAATCAAGCTCTCTCCACATAAAGGGAATTCTATATCGACATCATGAAGTAAACGCAAGTTATCGATGAAATTCTGATTTGTTTTGACATCATTAGTTTTTACAGAGGTTTCACCATTTTTGAACTTATTCAAAAAAGCTTTCATTATTTTGAAGCATACTTCACCCAAAGAACTTGTAGTTACTTCAAATTGCTCCTCACGCAACTTATTTCGAATGCTTTCTCTTGCTCCTGGGGCTGAAAAATTAATTTCGTCTACAAACTTTTTCCCATTACTAATTCTGCTAAGTAACTCTTTTGCATCTTTTTTAGGGATTGGCCTGGAGCCAATACAGTACTTGTTAATGGTGTCGGCTACTCTGCCTGCAAAAGGATTCAAGTCCCCACTTTGTGCTTTTTCATCCTCCACATCAGTCTGTGGAGTACGAATGATCAAATCTATTAAATGACAAAAGAATTTAGGACGCCCCTTATTATCTTTGCTCTCATCAGGGCTACCTAAATATGTCCATAGCATGTCAAAAAAATCAGAGAATTCCATATCAATCACGCTCAACTTTCGGACAAAAAAGGGCAGATTTTGTCCCAAACTGTCCGAGTTCATATTTTCTTTTCAAATATACTGATTGTGAATTAAAGATAATAATTCAATTCACAATTTAAGTATATCGTTTACATACACGGTTCTCAATATTTAATATGCGAACGCGAATTTTATCTATTGATTCAGCATGCATCGTCAAGCTAACGGTGTTCCAGCATGCTTCTTAATTGAATACTTTTACTGCAACCAGCCACTGGAAGGTTTGCTGCAGTCCCGAAACGAATGAGTTTTGGACTGCTTAGCACACTACCAGTGGCTCTTTTGGTCCTTTGCCTTCGTTTCGGGAGACCGGAACGGAGGCTTTTATTAATGAAGAAAAGTAACAGTGAGTACGAATTAATCGGTGAAGAAAATGGAAAGCTAGTCGTTAGAGTCAAGCACATGGGAAACCAAGTAATCACTATCACCAAGGAACAGGGTAACGTTGCCTTTGACTTTGATCATAAGCAATATAATTCAGATCATCGAAACGAACGGCATCAGGATAAATTCTTCGCTAATTCACAGGATGATCCAGCTATTAATGCAATCGACACAATAGCGGATCGTAGTTCCATGGAAATCACATCTGTTTACAGCAAGGATAACTTATTGGATTCATTAATTGAAAAGGAAGACCAGCGGTACCGCCAGCAATTGATTGTACAATTACCAGCTGCCCTGGCAACTTTAACTAATAAACAACGAAATGCCGTCCTCGGCTATTACTGCAAGGGACTTAAGAAGAAAGAAATTGCTGAGAAAATGAGTATTAGCCCAACCATGGTGGGAAGACATGTTAAAGCTGGATTAGTAAAATTGCGTAGTTTTTATAACAAAAAAGAATAATTTTCGTAAAAGTGAGCCAGATATGGTTCACTTTTTTTCTGCTCCTGGCAAATAGGTGTGAGAAATGGCTCACCTAACTTAATGAAAGGAGCTAGCAAGAATGGCTAACAAAGTATCAATCAGTGTTACCAAGCATCCCCGCCAAGATGGCGTCGTCAGCATGCGCAACGTCACGATCCGTGAACGACTGCTACGTTTACTGCTCGGTAAACCGCATCACTTGATGGTGATCGCACCTGGCAAGGATGTTCAACAGTTGCAAATTAACGAAGTTAAGGAGGATTCCTATGAGCGCAATGAATGACCTCGATTTACAACTCAAGGAAGCTGAGAACCAGCTTGATCAAACCCAGGAAACCATTCGGTCCATTCGCCAATTGTTATCAAGCAACGAAAATGAAGCTTCAAGTGATGATGAGCAACCAAAGCGTGACTCAATTGAAGACAAAGTAACGGTTCGCAAGATGCTGGCAAAGAAGAGTGCCGAAGGTTATACCGACCAAGTGAAAGAATTGCTTCATAAATTTGGTGCGGAGAAACTCTCTGATGTGGATCCCAAGGATTACGAGGATCTTTACTACAGTGCGGAGGGATTAGGACAATGAGTTCACCAACCCACCACGCATTATTATCGGCTTCCAGTGCTCATCGTTGGCTAAGTGCTCCACCACTACCACGACTAGAGCAGTACTTTCCGCACACCACTTCAAACGCTGCCGCTGAAGGAACAGCTGCCCACGCACTAGGAGAATATAAGATCCATCGATTGCTCGGTGATAGGTTCAAGCGTCCTACTTCTGATTACCAATCAGATGAGATGGAAGACCTAACCGATGATTACGCTAGCTATGTCCTGGGACAATACCACCAAGCTAAGAAGTATGCTTCTGACGCCACCATCAATGTGGAACAGAAACTAGACTTCTCCAAGTACGTTCCAGAAGGCTTCGGTACCGGCGACTGCGTGATCGTTTCTGATCACCTACTCCACATTATCGACTTCAAGTATGGCAAGGGTGTCCGGGTGGAAGCCAAGAACAACCCTCAGATGAAGCTCTATGCCGTTGGAGCATTAGAGATGTTTGGCAGTCTGTACAACATCGATGAAGTTGAAACTACAATCTTTCAACCTCGCATGGCCAATATCAGTACCTGGACCATTAATGCCCAAAAATTGATGCACTGGGCCAATACCGAACTGAAAGAAAAAGCCGAACTTGCCTTTGCTGGTCAAGGTACCGTCCATTATGGTCCCTGGTGCCAATTCTCTTCTTGCAATGCTGTACTGCGAGCTCGTTTTGACCATCATCACAAGCTCACCCGCTTCCAGCTACACTCACCCAACCTGCTCACTGACGCGGAAGTTACCGAAGTACTGGAGCATATCGATGATTTGAATCGCTGGGCTCACGAAGTTAAAGACTATGCTGCTGACCTTGCCATTAACCATGGTAAGCAGTGGCCCGGCTACAAGATTGTCGAAGGACGGTCCATCCGCCATTACAAGGATGAAGCTGCCGTAGCAAAAATTGCTGAAGAACATGGCTACCATGATATTTACCAAAAGAAGCTATTACCGATTACAAAACTAGAAAAACAGGTCGGTAAGAAGAAATTCACCGAACTGTTTAGTCAAGAAATTGTTAAGCCTGCGGGTAAGCCAACCCTGGTGCCAAATTCAGATCGACGTCAGAGTATTAGCAAATCTAACCCACAAGATGAATTTAAGGAGGAAAAATAATATGTCACAACAAACTAAGGTCGTTACCGGTATCAACACTCGTCTCTCTTATGCCAACATCTGGGAACCTAAGTCTATCAATGGTGGTAAGGAAAAGTATTCAGTTAGTCTAATCATCCCCAAGTCCGATCAAAAGACAGTCACTGCCATCGAAAAAGCTATCGATGCTGCCATTCAGGAAGGAATTGGAAAGTTTGGTGGTAAGAAGCCTAATAAGGCCACTCTCAAGCTACCTCTTCGAGATGGGGATGTGGAGCGTGATGATGCCGCCTACCAAGATAGTTACTTTATCAATGCTAATTCGATCACGGCACCACAGATTGTGGATAAGCATGTCCAACCAATCCTTGATCGTGATGAAGTTTACAGTGGCTGCTATGCCCGAGTATCGATTAACTTCTATGCTTTTAACACCAACGGTAACCGTGGAATTGCCTGTGGCCTGGGTAACATCCAAAAGATCCGTGATGGAGAACCACTAGGTGGACATGCTAGTGCCAGCGATGACTTCACAGCGATTGATGGTAGCAATGACGATGATTTCTTAGCTTAAACCAAAAGATGGGCAGTCGACTTTGACTACCCATTTTTTGTAGAAAGGATTTCTAATGAAACAGCTTTCGATTGATATTGAAACTTATTCCAGCACCAACCTAAATCAGACTGGCGTCTATCGATACGCTGATAGCGATGATTTTGAGCTTTTGCTCTTTGGTTATGCTACCGACTTTGGCCCCGTCAAGGTGGTGGACTTAACCCAGGGTGAAAAGATTCCACCACAGATTATTGAAGCCCTAGATAATCCCAACATTATTAAGAGTGCTTTTAATGCTCAATTTGAACGGGTCTGTCTGTCACGCTTTGTTGGTCACCGCTTAAAGCCAACTGGTTGGCATTGTTCTCGCGTTTGGTCTGCCACTCTCGGCTTACCATTATCACTACGAGATGTTGGAAGCGTGTTAGGGTTACCACGGCAAAAGATCACTGCTGGTAAAGAGCTTGTGCGCTACTTCTGTACACCTTGCAAACCTACGAAGGCCAATCAAAATCGCACTCGTAACTTCCCCTACCATGCTCCTGATAAATGGCAACAGTTTAAGCAATACAATCAGCGTGACGTCGAGGTTGAAATGGAAATCACCCAGAAGCTCGAATGCTTCCCCGTCCCACAGAATGAATGGGAAAACTACTGGATGGATCAAGACATTAATGATCGCGGTATCCGGATTGACCAACAACTGGTTAACAATGCGATCAAATGTCAAAACGTCTTCCATGACCAGTACTTACAAACTGCTAAAGAATTAACAGGTCTAGCAAATCCTAACTCTCCATTACAGCTAAAAGACTGGCTCCAGCAGCAAGGTATTAAAACTAATTCACTATCCAAAGCATCAGTGGCACAGCTATTACAAACCACTACCGGCACGGTCCATCAAGTTTTAGCTCTCCGCCAGTTGTTATCTAAATCAAGTGTCAAAAAGTATCAGGCTATGCAGAAAGCTATGTGCCAAGATGGCCGCGTGCATGGTTTACTGCAATTCTATGGTGCTAACCGTACCGGTCGTTGGGCCGGCAGATTAGTACAAGTTCAAAATCTCCCCCGTAATTCAATGCCCGACTTAGAAGAAGCGCGTGCGCTGGTCAAGCAAGGAAACACAACGGCACTAGCAATGCTTTACGATTCGGTCCCAGAGGTCTTATCCCAGTTAATCCGGACTGCCTTTATTCCAAGTGAAAGTCATCATTTTTACGTTGCTGACTTTTCAGCTGTAGAAGCGCGGGTCATCGCCTGGCTTTCTGGTGAACAGTGGCGCCAAAAGGCCTTCGCTAATAACGAGGATATCTACTGTACATCCGCTAGTCAGATGTTTGGTGTTCCAGTCGTGAAATACGGGATTAATGGTGAGCTCCGCCAAAAAGGCAAGATTGCTGAATTAGCTCTCGGCTATGGCGGTTCTATTGGAGCACTTAAAGCCATGGGTGCCACCAAACTCGGTTTAACTGAAGATGAATTACCACCCCTAGTTGAGATGTGGCGGCAGGCTAGCCCTCACATTGTGCAATTTTGGTGGGACGTTGATAAAGCAGCTAAAGAATGCATTAAAACCCACCTTCCTCAAGAATCTCACGGTATGAAATTCGCCTACCGCAGTGGTTGTATGTTTCTAAAATTACGTTCTGGTCGATCTCTTTGTTATCCCCAACCTAAGATCGGCACCAATCGCTTTGGTTCTGAATCGATTACCTTCATGGGAATCAACACCGTGAAAAAATGGGATCGAATTGAAACCTATGGGGCCAAGTTGGTAGAAAACATTGTCCAAGCAACTAGTCGTGACCTGCTAGCTGAAGCAATGCGGCGGTTAGAAGCTACTGAGAATACGGTGGTAATGCATATTCACGATGAAGCCGTAATTGACGCCCCAACTGGGCGTTCACTCGCTACCATGGTCAAGATTATGACTGAAGTGCCTGATTGGGCAAATGGTCTAATTTTGAACGCTGCTGGTTTTGTCGGTGATTTTTACAAAAAAGATTAATCTTCATGGTTTACTTTCAGTCCTCATCTGGCTTATCAGTGAGGACTTTTTTAGTTCTTAAATTTTATGAAAGGATCTGAATTAATGTCAGAAGTCATTCAAGCCCAAGCGGCAATCGACAAGCTGCGGATTGATAAGTCAAATTCTCACTACCGGCCCTTTATCTTTGTCATCGCTCCATTTACAGAGGTTGTGAAAAGACAGGATAAAGCAATTCAGGCAGTTCAAAGCTACTGCCGCTTTGTCTACCAAGCAGGTGGTATTCCAATCTGTCCACAACTTTATCTACCGCAATTCATTAACATGCACCGTTCGCGAGAATTTCAAATCGCTGCTTTTATTAATATCGTGCTGCTCACCAAATGCTCTGAAGCCTGGTCATTCGGTCAACCAACTCATGACATGCGATATTTCTGCCGTTTAGCTAAACGCAAGGGCAAAAAGGTTCGTTACTTTAATTTGAAAATGGAGGTTCATTAAGATGCACTTTACCTTATCCACTGCCCTGGTAACTGGTCAGGCTAGCAACACTAGCTATCCTCAACAGATCATCATTACCAACCAAGATGAATTGCTCAAAGCAGTTAGCCACGACCATGTCTGTGGAATTTTCAAATCTAACCAACGAAATATTGGGAACTTTATCAGTGCGGACTGTCTAGTCATGGATTGCGATAATGATCACTCCGAAGATCCGTCAGCCTGGATTCATCCGAGTGATCTGCCAAATTATTTCGATAGCGTGGCATATGCGATCACTTTATCTCGCAACAATATGAAAGCCAAGCATGGTAAAAAACCACGACCGAAGTTTCATATCTACTTTCCTATTAAACCAATTAAAAATGCGAAAACCTATGCTGAATTAAAGCACGAAATTCAAGCTTACTTTCCTTATTTTGATGACAACGCCTTGGATACAGCCCGCTTCGTGTTTGGTGTTGCTACCACTAAAGTTATCTGGCATGAAGGCAGCCAAACGATCGACCAATTCATGATGGCCCAGCGCTTCTTTGACCAGCAAAAAATTGGTGGCATCCCCGAAGGAAAACGCAATGCCACCCTTTCTCACTTTGCTGGCCGTTTAGTAATGCGCTTAGGTGATACCGCTGAAGCTCGTCAGGCATTTCAGGAGGAAGCCGCTAAGTGCAATCCACCACTAAGCAAGCAGGAGTTAAAAAACATCTGGCACAGTGCCATTAAATTCGGGCAGCGAATGGCTAGTCAAAAAGGCTATATTCCGCCTGAAGAATACAATCAGCCCAATGACGATCTACAACCGGATGATTACTCGGATACTGGTGAATCTTATGTCTTTGTCAACAACTGCAAAGAGCGGGTTTGCTATACCAACCAATCAGGTTTTATGTGGTTCGATGGGAAGGTTTGGCAGGAATCGGAACCTTTAGCTCTCGGTGAAGTCCAGCGCTTTACCGATAAACAATTAGCCGATGCCCGACTTCGAGTCACTCAAAGTTACCAAGCAATTCAGAACAATGGTGTGGCACAGGGCTTACAAGCTATGGGTAAAACCAAGGCCCGGCGCACCTTTAGTGATGAGCAATTAAAAGCCTTAAACGAATTTGAAGCAGCCAAAGAATATGAAGCCTTTGTATTAAAGGAACGCAGCACGCATGGCATTAGCGGAGTGTTAGTCAATGCTCGGCCCAAGATCAATAAGAAAATCAGTGAGTTTGATGCCGATCCATTTTTGTTAAACACCCCCGCTGGTCCTTATAACCTGCAAAAAGGGATGCATGGCCAACAAGACATCAAGGCCAGTGAATTAATTACTAAGTCCACCTCTTGCATCCCCGGAGACAAAGGTAAGGAGCTCTGGCAGGAAGCGTTGAACACGTTCTTTTGTAATGATCAAGAGTTAATCAATTATGTTCAAGAAATTGTGGGACTTGTTGCTATCGGTCAAGTTTATTTGGAAGCCTTAATTATCGCCTATGGGGATGGACGCAACGGAAAATCGACCTTCTGGAATACGATTGCCAATGTGCTCGGCACTTATACTGGCCACCTATCTGCTGATGCTTTGACTACTGGTGTGCGGCGCAATGTCAAACCGGAAATGGCCGAGGTTAAAGGCAAGCGACTGATCATCTCCGCGGAATTGGAAGAAGGTAAACGCCTGAACACTTCGATTATTAAGCAACTCTGTTCAACCGATGAAATCTATGCCGAAAAGAAATACATGAAGCCGTTCTCGTTTACTCCGAGCCATACGATGGTTCTTTATACTAACTACCTGCCCCATGTCGGTGGCAACGATGAAGGTATCTGGCGCCGCCTAATCGTGATCCCCTTTAAGGCCAAGATTACTAAACGACAAGATATTAAAAACTATACCCAGCACTTAACCGAAAATGCTGGTCCGGCTGTTTTGCAGTGGATTATCGAGGGCGCCCAGCGGATCATTCAGCAAAATTACCAGTTAAGCACTCCGCCTGCGGTAGTGAAAGCGGTGGAAGCCTACCAAGCTGATAATGATTGGCTCGGTCATTTTCTCAACGAAAAATGCGAATTAAACCCAGAATATGAGCAAAAGTCCGGTGACCTCTATCAAAAGTACCGGGAATACTGCCAGGGTATCGGTGAATATATCCGCAGTACTTCAGACTTTTACACGGCGCTACAGAATGCTGGCTTTCAGCGTCAAAGAAAGCACAGTGGACGTTTCGTGAAGGGGTTACGACTAAAGACTAAGGAATTTCTTAATTGAGAGTGTCACCGACCGTCACTTTCAATTAACGAGAAAGCGTGTTCCATTAACATTCATCTGTAATGGTGACAGTCGTGACAGTCTATTTCTTTACTTGTATATAGGAATAAAAAATAGAAAAAAAGAGTATAGAAAAGAGTAGTAAATCGACTGACATGACCGTCACAAACTCTCTTAATACCTTGATGAATCAACACATAGAAAGGATTATCGAAAATGCTAGAAAAACGAATCGAAACAGCTTTTGTGAAAGCTACTCAAAGTCGCGGCGGTTTATGCCTGAAGTTCGTTTCGCCATCAATGGCTGGAGTTCCCGATCGAATTGTCCTTTTACCTGATGGTCATCTGGGCTTCGTGGAAATGAAAGCTCCCGGCAAGCATCCCCGCCCGCTGCAGGTACAAAGACTAATGCAATTAAAACAACTTGGTTTCCAAGTCTTTGTTTGCGATCAGCTTGATCAGATTGGAGGAATGCTTGATGCAATACAAACCGCATGAATATCAACAATATGCAACTCGGTTTATTTTGGACCATCCCGTAGCAGCCATCTTGCTTGATATGGGCCTTGGCAAAAGTGTCATTACCCTCACGGCTATTAAGCAGCTCATTCAGGAAGGCAAGGTTCACCGGGTCCTAGTTGTGGCGCCGCTAAGAGTTGCTAAACAAACCTGGTCAGATGAAATAGAGAAGTGGGACCACTTGAAAAGCCTGACTTATTCAGTCGTAACAGGTCCCAAAATACAACGCATTAAAGCTCTGCAACAAGACGTTGACATTTACATTATCAATCGGGAAAACCTAAAGTGGCTGATTGAATTCTCTGGTATAAACTTTGATTATGACATGCTGGTAATTGATGAATTGTCGAGTTTCAAGTCCTATCGATCCCAACGCTTCAAGGCACTGAAACGAGTCCGTCCCCTGATTAAACGTGTGGTTGGCCTAACCGGCACGCCATCTTCTAATGGGCTAATGGATTTGTGGGCAGAATTCCGGGTGCTGGACATGGGCAAAAGACTTGGCCGCTTCATCTCATACTACCGGACTAATTACTTTGATCCTGACAAGCGCAATATGTATCAAGTCTTCACTTACAAGCCAAAGCCGGGTGCTGAGCAAAGTATTTACCGGGCCATTGATGACATCACCATCTCCATGAAGTCTCAGGATTACTTGGATCTTCCACCGCTAACCATGAACAAAGTGCCGGTCAAGATGAGCAATAGCGAACAAGCAATCTATGATGAACTCAAGACTCAGCTGGTGGTTTCGACCCACGGCAAACAGATCGATGCGCTGAACGCGGCTAGTCTGTCTAACAAACTTTGTCAGATGGCCAATGGCTGTGTTTACGATGATCAGCAGCAGGTTGTTCAAATCCACCAGCGTAAACTCGATGCCCTGGAAGATTTAGTCGAAGCTGCCAACGGCAAGCCAGTACTCGTTGCCTACTGGTTCAAGCATGACTTAGTGCAGATCAAGCAACGTTTTAATATGCGTGAAATTAAAGACACTCAAGACATTAAAGATTGGAATGCCGGTAAGATTCCGCTCGCACTAATTCATCCTGCCTCTGCGGGTCACGGACTTAATCTGCAAGCTGGAGGTGCTACTTTGATCTGGTATGGACTGACCTGGAGCTTGGAGCTTTACCAGCAAACCAACGCTCGGCTCTGGCGACAAGGACAACGTCAGCCAGTAGTTATCCACCACATCATCACCGAAGGAACCATTGACGAAAACATTCTGGCCGCCTTGAAACGTAAAGATAAAACCCAGCTAGCGTTAATCAATGCGGTGAAAGCCAACCTGAAAGGAAGTGTTGTGGCATGAGTATCATGTGGAACTACTTAGACAAACGACGAGCGACCGTCGCAGCCTTGAAAGATTACGATGGTATGAAGTTCATCATTGACTCTTACCAAGACGAACTGAAACTAGCTAAGGAACAAATGGTTGGTGTCAGTTCGCCTCGCTATGGTTTCTCACCCAGTGGCAGCAAAAAGGATAACCCGACTGAACATCGCCTGCTGCATGGCATCGACCAGACAACCAAACTGAATGAACGTTACCAACAAGCCCAGCTTTACTTCAAATGGTTCGAGCCAGCCTGGCAAGAACTATCTGACGACGAGCGGTTTGTTTTAGACGTTTGCTACCGCACTCCAAACCAGTCAATGAACGAGGGACTAACTATCATGATGGACAAGTATTTCATTGCGAAAACCACTGCTTATAATCGAAAGAACAAAGCACTCGACCACCTTACCCTTTTGCTTTATGGATCCCACCATTAGAAAGGTAAAACGCAGAACAAACAATCAACTTATCCATGTTACGATGATAGTGTAGAAAATTAAGATAAGGCATTTGCTTTATAACACTGAAGCCTGGCAGCTTAGAACTGCTGGGCTTTTCTTATAACCTCAGAAAGGAGGAGTGTCATGCCCTACTCACCCAAGAAACCATGTCGTTACCCTGGCTGCCCACGATTAACACACAATATGTATTGTGACCAACACGAAAAGATAGTCTCTTCTTATTACAATCGCCACCAACGACCAAAGCGCAGTCGTCCTCGTTATCATCGTGGCTGGCCTAGGATCAGACAAAGATACTTACTCCACCATCCCTTCTGTGAGATGTGCCTGAGCCAAGGAAGGTATACCCAAGCCACCGAGGTCCATCACGTTCTGCCTCTGGAACACGGCGGCACCAACGAGTTCAAGAACCTGATGGCATTATGTAAGCCATGCCACTCCCGCATCACCGCCCAGATGGATGATCGCTGGCATAAAAAGCCACGTCGATATCATTACTAAACCACGGAGGGGGCCATCAAATCCTTAAAAATTTTTCGCGCGGGAGCGGGCCTGGGCCTTCGTGTACAAAAAATCGAAATCAAACAGGGTATTAACCCCTGCCGGAAGGAGGGAGAGAGTTGGCTAAAGATGGTACAAATCGTGGTGGCGCTCGGGTTGGGGCTGGCAGAAAATCTAAATCACTTCACGATAAGCTCGAAGCTGGCCAAGAAGCAACCGTCATCGATTTGCCAGAACCAGCTAATCTGGAAGGTCACGTGATGCCGCCAGTCAAGAAGTACCTCAAGGCCAAACAGAAGAATGGTTTAGAATTTGACGCCGCTGATATTTTCAAAGAAACCTGGGAATGGTTGGTCGAGCGTGGTTGTGAAAAACTAGTTAACACTCAATTGATTGAACAATATGCCGTTAGCGTCAGCCGGTGGATTCAGTGTGAAGAATGTATCTCTAAGTTTGGTTTCCTCGCTCGCCACCCTACGACTGGTAACGCAATTGCTTCACCATATGTTTCCATGAGCCGCGACTATATGAAACAGTCCAGCCAATTATGGTTTCAAATTTTTCAAGTGGTTAAGGAAAATAACGCCACAACTTATCAAGGATCAACACCACAAGATGATGTCATGGAACGGCTCTTAAGAAGCCGGAAAGGAATGAACTAATGAAATTTGTTAAAAAGAAAATTACCGATTTAATCCCTGCCGATTACAATCCACGGAAAGATCTCAAACCCGGCGATCCTGATTATGAAAAACTAAAACGCTCGATGCATGAATTTGGCTATGTCGATCCAATCATTTGGAACCAACAAACCGGTCATGTAGTTGGTGGGCACCAGCGCTTAAAAATTCTCCAGGATGAAGGCATCAAAGAAGCAGAGTGCGTGGTCGTTAATCTGAATGAGGACAAAGAAAAGGCCCTTAACGTAGCTTTAAACAAAATTAGTGGTGACTGGGATAAGGACAAGTTAGCTTTACTGATGACTGATCTGCAGGCCAGCGACCTTGATGTTTCATTAACCGGTTTTGACGAAAATGAGATCTCTGACTTACTCGGCACCGCTGATAATACTCATGATGATGACTTTGACGTTGATAGCGAATTAAATAAACCGACCTTTTCTAAGACAGGCGACATCTGGCACTTGGGGCGACATACCCTACTATGTGGTGATGCCACGAGAAAGGAAAGCTATCAAAGATTACTTGGTGATCATCAGGTCAACCTAGTGCTCACCGATCCACCATACAATGTTGATTACTCCAGCAAGGCTGGCAAGATCAAGAATGATCATCAAACTGACGACAAGTTCTACCAGTTTCTACTCGCTGCTTTTCAAAACACGAATCAAGCCATGGCTAATGACGCCAGCATCTATGTTTTCCATGCCGACACGGAAGGCCTTAACTTCCGCCGTGCTTTCCAAGATGCTGGCTTTTATTTATCTGGTTGCTGTATCTGGAAAAAACAATCATTAGTGCTTGGTCGCTCACCCTACCAGTGGCAGCATGAACCAGTTCTATATGGTTGGAAGAAAGATGGTAAACACGAATGGTACACCGGACGAAAGGAATCTACCATCTGGGAATTTGATCGTCCAAAGCAAAGTAAGGAACACCCAACGATGAAACCAATCCCATTACTAGCCTATCCGATCATGAACTCTACTATGTCGAACTGCACGGTTCTTGATCCATTCGGCGGTTCTGGTTCGACTCTGATTGCTTGTGAACAGACTAATCGGATCTGCTACATGATGGAGCTGGATCCTAAATATTGCGATGTCATCGTCAACCGCTATATTGAACAAGTCGATTCGGATCAGAAAGTCAGTGTGGAAAGGGATGGAAAATCGATTCCTTACAGTAAGGTTAAAAAGTCGGCCTAAAGTACTGAAAAGCCTTGCTATCTGTGCCTTTTAGAGTGATGTATACAGTGATCAAACAAGGAGGTATTGAATATGAAAATTAATTTTAATGTTCATGGCCAACAGCGCAAAAAGTTAGTCGAACAGATTGCTGAATACACTCAGCAAAAGGCAGAGTACCAGTACACACCAACTTATGCATACCAGATTGGCAAATACACCATCAGCAAGGATGGCAATCTTCTATCCCCGGATGAGATTCCTGCTGGATTAGTAACACATCTTAAGCAACAGGGATTCACACCCAGCGAGACGGTCAAGTTGAACATAACATATCGCCGCAATGAGCTTACTGACCAAGATCTAGATAACCTACGCCATTTAATCTGGGCCAAAAGCCAGTTAATCAAAGACGCTTTTGACATTGAATCATTGCATTTAAGCATTGACGACCAACAAGTCTCATTTAACTGGTTTGACCAAGTCGATGCCTATGATGCTCTGGCCTATCAACAATTCATCGACAAACTAGTGCAATATGCTCAAAATCATCAGCGGATTATGTCCCAGCCACGGGAAGAAAGCAATGAAAAATATGCCTTTCGTTGTCTTTTGCTCCGGCTGGGATTTATTGGCCCAAGGTATAAGAAGCAACGGAAGGTGTTACTTAAAAATTTAACCGGGTCCGCCGCATTCAAAAGTCAGGAGGCTTAACTATGAACCGTATCAAAGATGAATTGGCCAAGCGTAATCGAATCTACCGACAAGTGCTTAAAATCCGCAACACTGGTGAAGCAAATATGTTTGATGTGGAAAATGTCAAAAGACTGGCATACTACTATAACTGCCATGACTTAATCGATTACTTGAATACTGACCGCGCCGGATACGTAAATTTGATATTAACTGGCAAATTTAATTAATCATCAATCAAGCATTGAGTTAACACTCAGTGCTTTTTTAGTACAACTGAAAGGATGTGATGCCCTCTTGCGAAAAATAAAAGATTACAAGCCAACTAGGTTCATGGCCAAGGACTCTACTTATAACAAAGACGCAGCTGATTTTGCAGTTTCATTTATCGAATGCCTATGCCATACCAAAGGGACCTGGGCAGGAAAACCGTTTGATTTAATTGATTGGCAAGAGAAAATAATTCGTGATATCTTTGGCATTCTTAAGCCTGATGGCTACCGTCAATTCAACACTGCTTATGTTGAAATTCCCAAGAAGCAAGGAAAGTCAGAACTAGCCGCTGCCGTTGCCCTCCTACTTTGTTGTGCTGATGGAGAAGAGCGGGCGGAAGTTTATGGCTGCGCGGCTGATCGTCAACAGGCCGCCATTGTTTTTGACGTGGCTGCCGATATGGTACGGATGAATCCTGCCTTGAAGAAGCGGTGCAAGATCTTAGCTTCTCAGAAGCGCTTGATCTATGAACCAACTAATAGTTTCTACCAAGTCTTGTCCGCCGACGCCTACTCCAAGCATGGCTTTAATGTTTCTGGCGTTATTTTTGATGAATTGCATACTCAGCCTAACCGTAAACTTTATGACGTTATGACTAAGGGCTCTGGGGACGCTCGTACTCAACCGCTCTACTTTTTGATCACGACGGCTGGTAACGATGAAAATTCAATCTGTTATCAGGTCCACCAAAAAGCCATTGACATCATGAAGGGACGTAAACATGACCCTCGCTTCTACCCAGTCATTTACGGTGCCGGACGTGACGAAGATTGGTCAAGTCCCGAAGTTTGGAAAAAAGCTAACCCTTCTCTGGGTATCACGGTCAAAATGGAGAAGGTTACGGATGCCTATAATTCAGCTAAGGAAAACCCAGCTGAAGAAAATACCTTCCGACAACTACGGTTAAATCAGTGGGTAAAACAAGATGTTCGATGGATGCCGATGGACAAATGGGATGCTTGTGCATTTCCTGTTGATCCCGATGAGTTACGTGGTCACGATTGTTACGGTGGTCTTGACCTGTCATCAACTACTGATATCACAGCATTCGTTTTGGTCTTTCCACCGCGTGATGATTCCGAAGGTTACACCCTGCTCCCCTACTTCTGGATTCCTGAAGATAATGTCGACCTGCGGGTACGCCGTGACCATGTTCCCTATGATATCTGGAAACAGCAGGGATATTTACAAACCACAGAAGGTAATGTCGTCCACTATGGCTTCATAGAACACTTCATTGATGATCTCGGAAAGAAATACCATATCAAGGAAATTGCCTTTGACCGTTGGGGTGCAGTCGAAATGGTCCAGAATCTTGAAGGAATGGGCTTCACGGTAGTGCCATTTGGCCAAGGGTTCAAAGATATGACTCCACCAACCAAAGAGTTGATGCGCTTAACTTTGGAAAAGAAAATTGCTCACGGTGGACACCCAGTTTTGCGTTGGATGATGGACAACATCTACATTCGAACTGATCCGGCAGGCAACATCAAACCAGATAAAGCAAAATCAACTGAAAAGATAGATGGCGTTGTCGCTACTATCATGGGATTGGATCGCGCCATTCGCAATGAAGACAGTGGTGACTCTGTTTATGATGGTCGAGGTCTATTAATGTTGTAATTACGAAAAACTTAAAGGAGTTGATGCCATGAGTCTATTTAATAAATTGTTCCATACCAATAAAGCTTCACCCAAAAACACCCTATCCAGCACCATGTCATTTTTCTTCGGCAGTTCGATGGCTGGCCAAAATGTGACCGAACGCACTGCAATGCAGAATACAGCGGTTTATGCTTGTGTGCGGGTCTTAGCGGAAGGATTAGCTGAACTACCACTCCATATTTATCAATACACCAGCGATGGTGGCAAACAGCGGGCAATTAACCACCCGCTTTATTTTTTGCTTCATGATGCGCCAAATCCAGAAATGACCAGTTTTATCTTTCGTGAAACCATGATGAACCATTTATTGCTGTGGGGTAACGCCTATGCACAAATCATTCGCAATGGTCAAGGCCAAATTACAGGGCTTTATCCGTTAATGCCAGACCGGATGGACGTCAATCGGGCCGCTAACGGTGAAATCTACTACACCTATAATCGCAACTACGATGATTACCAAGCAAAGAACAAATCAAAACAAGTTATTCTCTTATCCGATGAAGTTCTCCATATCGCAGGACTAGGCTTTGATGGTTTGATTGGCTACAGTCCCATTGCTATGGCTAAGAATGCGATTGGATTATCCATGGCTGCCGAACAATATGGAGCCACTTTCTTCAAAAATGATGCCACGCCTGGTGGTGTTCTCGAGCACCCTAATGTAGTCAAAGACCCTGAACGGCTTCGGAAAAGTTGGCAGTCACAATTTTCGGGATCTAATAATCACAGCATTGCTGTCTTGGAAGAAGGAATGACTTTTCACCAGCTTTCCATTCCACCTGACCAAGCACAGTTTCTAGATACGCGAAAATTTCAACTAGATGAGATTGCACGGATCTTTCGTGTACCACCACACATGGTTGGTGACCTGGATCGTTCCACCTTCTCAAACATTGAACAGCAGTCGCTCGAATTTGTGAAGTACACCTTGAACCCTTGGTGTGTCCGTTGGGAACAAGCGATGAACCAGCAATTACTTTCACCTGACGACCAGCAGAAATACTTCATCAAATTCAACGTTGATGGCTTGCTGCGCGGTGATTACGAAAGCCGCATGAATGGTTACGCAATTGGCCGACAAAACGGCTGGCTATCAGCTAATGATATTCGTGAACTGGAGGACCTCAACCGCATCCCAGCAAACGAAGGTGGTGATCAATACTTGGTTAACGGTAATATGCTACCACTCAGTCAAGCTGGTAACTTCTATCAAAAGCAATCTGCAAATAAGAACACAGAAAGTGAGGATGATCAATCTTGAAACGCTTCTGGAACTGGAATCAAGATGGCGATCAGCGTCAGCTAGCTATTTCTGGGGTAATTGCTCCCGATAGCTGGATTCATGACGATGTTTCGCCACAAGTATTCCAAGATGAACTTAATGAAAGCCAAGGACCAATCGATCTCTGGCTTAACTCACCCGGTGGCGACTGCACCGCTGCCAGTCAAATCTACACGATGTTGATGAATTATCCAAATGACGTCAACGTCAAAATCTCAGGAATTGCGGCTTCGGCAGCTTCAGTCATTGCCATGGCAGGGACGACCGTTTCGATGGCTCCTTCTGCTATGCTGATGATCCACAATCCCTTAACCATTGTTGGTGGCCAAGAAAAGGATCTCGATCACGCAGCTCAAATGCTAGTGGAAACTAAAGAAGCCATTATCAATGCTTACGAACTGAAAACAAACCTACCCCGCGAGAAGATTTCAGCCATGATGGATGACGAAACCTGGATGAACGTTAACAAGGCCATCGAGTTAGGCTTTGCTGATGATATGCTAGGTCAAAATAAAGATATCACAGATTGTTATTCCTATTCGGATAAGCAATCGGATCTCGTTGTCCTCAATAAACTCAAACGAACAAGCCAAAATACTATCTCTGTAAAGTCGCTACAAAAGCGGCTTTCTTTGTTATCACACTAAATTTCAAGGAGGATTTTCTCTATGACTAAGATTACCGAATTACAAGAAAAACGTGCCCGTATTTGGAAACAAGCTAAGGATTTTCTCGATGAAAAGCAAAAGCAATCTGATGTACTATCAGCTGAAGATAATGCCAAGTATGAAAAGATGGAACAAGACGTGGTTAATCTCGGGAAGGAAATCGATCGGCTCCATAAGCAAGCCAAAATTGAAGCAGAACTCAATCAGCCCACTACCACAGCCCTTACTCATACCCCAGCTGCTGGAGAAGTACCTGACAAACAAACCGGATATGCAAAGGATTTCTGGCAAATGATGCGTGGACACGGCGCAGCTGATGCCTTAAAGGAAGGTGCTGATCCGGATGGTGGCTTTCTGGTCCCGGACGAATTTGAAAATCAGCTGATTCAAAAATTGCAAGAAGCCAACGTGATGCGCACCATCAGTCACGTCATTCAAACTAATAGCGGTGAACACAAAATTCCTGTAGTTGCTAGCGAAGGAACTGCAGCTTGGCTGGATGAAGAAGCCGCCTACACGGAATCCAACACCCAATTCAGTCAAGTATCACTTTCTGCTCACAAGTTAGGAACCTTAATCAAAGTGTCCGAAGAATTACTCAACGACTCGGCCTTTGATTTAATGTCCTACCTTTCAGGTGAATTTGGTCGCCGGTTAGGTAATGCCGAAGAACAAGCTTTTCTAACGGGCACTGGCACTAACCAGCCAACTGGGATTCTGACTGATACCAATGGTGCTTCCGCTGGTTCCACCGCTGCTAAAGCAGACACTCTTACCTTTGATGATTTAATTGACCTCTTCTACTCCCTGAAAGCACCATACCGGCAAAATGCAGTTTTCTTAATGAACGATGACACCGTCAAAGCTATTCGGAAGTTGAAAGATAAGAACGACCAATACATCTGGCAACCATCGGTTCAAGCCGGTCAACCTGACCGGATTTTAAACTGCCCGGTTTATACCAGTCCATACATGCCAACTCTCGCAGCTGGTAATAAGCCGCTGCTCTTTGGTGACTTCAATTATTACTGGATTGCGGATCGACAGGGACGAACCTTCAAACGTCTGAATGAGTTATACGCCGTAACTGGTCAAGTTGGCTTCTTAGGCTCTGAACGAACAGATGCCAAAGTCATTCTCCCTGAAGCAATCAAGACGCTCGCAATGGCCGCCAAGTAGAAAGGATTGATGAAATGTGGCTGCTATTACTTTGGCCGAAGCAAAAGCCTACCTGAGGGTGGACAACACTGTTGAAGATGACCTCATCACAAAGTTGATTGGATCGGCAACAGCTACGGTCGAGAATGTGCTTCGCCAACCACTATCAGCGTTTGATCCCCTCCCTGATGATATTCATACCGCCATTCTCTATACAGTGGCTTACCTTTATGAATATCGGGAAACAGCTGATTTTGATGCCATGATTAAATTTCTTCGGGCCATCTTGTCCCCTTACCGGAAGGAGGAATTTTAATGCAACAGCAAAACGAACGTATCAGTAAGATTGCTGATATTGGTGAGCTAGATCGCCGCATTACGCTGACGAAAAAGAAATATGTCGGCGAAAATCCTAATACTGGAATGTCGATGTACAAGGATGTTCGCTTAGGCGATGTGTGGGCAAAAGTTTCTGCTCTGCATGGTCAAGAATATTACACGGCGGTATCCGTTAAATTGGAAAAGCAATTGTCCTTTATTATCCGATACCGTGACGACGTTGACGAAGAAACTAACATCTGGTTTGAAGGCCGTGGCTATAACATTGGTTTTATCGATGACGTCAAATACAACCATGAGTATCTGGAAATTAAGGCCGAGTATTCGAGAGGAGTTGATAATCCAGATGAAGACAACTAGTTTAACCATCATCAATACTTGTTTTGGTGCTGTTGGTGCATTTCTTGGCTGGTTTTTAGGCGGCCTGGATGGCTTTTTGTATGTTCTACTCATTTTCATGGTGGCGGACTATATTACCGGTGTGCTCTGCGCAATTAATGAACATAAACTCTCCAGTGAGATCGGTTTTCGCGGGCTTACTCGCAAAGTGCTAATTCTACTGTTGGTTGGCATTGCACACTGCCTTGATATTTACCTATTAAAGAATGGTTCAGCAATCCGTACCGCTACTATTTTCTTCTATATCTCTAATGAAGGTATTTCTCTATTAGAAAATATAAGCCGTCTGGGGCTACCCGTACCTGATAAATTGAAAAGTGTTCTCCAACAATTGCACGATAAGGACGATAATAACTAACTTTTACCTGTGGACTGCGGTCTGCAGGCTTTTTGTTGTTTCTATGGTAAAATATCATCAGGTCTGAAATGGTGGGTCGCTCCCAACATGGAAGGCTTAGTGATAAGGACATGGTCGCATCACCCTTCAACTATTCCTGATAACGCGAGGTGATGACTATGTTAATTTGGAAAGAATCGAGGACTCGGCATTACTGCCGCCATAGTTATCGTGGCAGTCGGCCAGTTGATCATTGACTGCGCCAAAGCCTACGCGATAATAAAAAAAGCCAACCATAACGGTTAGCTTCATCCTCGATCATTCCTGATCACGCTTGAGGGTAACGAGATGCAGCTCGTTGCTCTCTTTTCTTTTATTATGATAGCTGATCTATCCTGTTTTTTCAACTTTTTAGCTGGCAGTTTTCTGTCAGCTTTTTTCTTTTACCATGGTTTACTTTTCGACCTCCGCTGGCTTATCAGTGGAGGTAATTAAGATGACCAAACAAGTTAAAGAAGTAACTCATCAACCACTGACGTCGATCAATACAACAATTTCGCAAAAGCAATTGCTAAATGACTTACATTATCGACAATCCAAACAGATCATCCAACATTTGCTGGATCAAGGGTTGATTTCGGCTGATCAATTTCAAAAGATTGACCAATTAAACAAGCAGTCCTTTCCACCACTATATAGTCCTGAATGTGTTGCTACATCAACGATCCAGAGCTAACATACCACACTGACGAAAGGAGGTTTGCCATGTCGACCATTACTAAAATTCAAGGTTATCACAATGATGTCAAGCAACTACGTGTGGCAGCCTACTGCCGGGTTTCTACTGACAATGTCGAACAGTTGGAAAGTCTGCAAAATCAGCGTGAGCATTATCAGGAGTACATTAGTCACCATCCCAATTGGCAACTTGCCAAAATCTACTATGATGAAGGCATTTCTGGCACTAAATTAACGAAACGGAATGCTTTAAAAGAATTACTGGGTGATTGTCGCAATCACCGGATTGACCTGATAGTAACCAAATCCATCAGTCGCTTATCACGAAATACGACTGATTGTTTACAAATTGTCCGTGAATTGCAACAGCTGAACATTCCGATCATTTTTGAAAAGGAACATCTTAATACTGGTGCAATGGCGAGTGAACTATTCTTGTCCATTCTCAGTAGTATCGCTCAGGATGAATCGCGCTCCACAGCTGGCAACTTACGCTGGGCAATTCGGCAGCGCTTTGCCAGTGGTGAATTTAGAGTATCTTCTGCACCTTACGGTTATAAGCTTCGAGATGGCAACTTATTAATCTATCCAGCAGAAGCACGGACCGTGAAACATATTTTCCATAAATTTCTGACTGGCACTTCTGCCACGCAAATTGCTAAAGAGCTAAATGGACATCAAGTTGCTACCCAACGTGGCGGTCACTGGCGCAGTAATACGGTCCTTAACATTCTACGAAACATCAACTACACCGGTGACATGCTGTGCCAGAAAACTTATCGTGATGATCAATATCATCGCCATTTCAACCATGGTGAACTAGCCCAATACCTAATTGAAAACCATCATCCAAGTTTGATCAGTCACCAAGCCTTCGATCAAGCTCAGAAAATAATTAAGGAAAATGCGCAAAAGCGCCACATTGAAGTCGGTACTCACAAGTATCAGCAACATTATCCTTTCTCAGGAAAAATCATCTGTGGATATTGCAGTACCACCTTTAAGCGACAAACCAGACCTAATAAAATCTGTTGGGCATGTCAAAAGCACTTAAAGTCTGCAAAGCAATGCCCGATTAAAGCAATTAGTGAAGAAAGTTTGGAAGCCGCCTTCTGCAGCATGATGAATAAGTTAATCTTCAGCCAGAAGTTCCTACTGCAACCATTTCTTGAAGAACTACAAAATCAAGCTAATAGCAATTCCAATGGTGAATTAGGAAAATTGGCTGAGCAAATCAAAGCTAACGACCATAAGGCCGAAACGCTAACCCGATTGATGCAAACTGGGCTGCTCGACAAGGCCATTTATGTTAACCAAACGGCCAAACTAGAACAAGACGCTTATCAATGCCGACAAAAGATCAAACTACTGAATAGTCAAAATACTAATTCAGCCAACGATTTTGAAGAAGTCAGGTCTTTACTGCGTTGGTGCCAGAAAGGGCAAACGCTAACCAGCTTTAATCCCAACTTATTTCAAACTTTTGCACAGCAAATCATTGTCAACGATCCGACTGAAGTGATCTTTAAACTCAAATGTGCCTTGGAATTAACTGAAAAACTAACCAAGAAAGCCGCAGTCTATCAACAATTCTACCGTGGCATCATTAAGCAACGGTTCAATGAACCAATCAAGCAAGCCGAATATTTGTACAGCATTATCGAAAGTGAAGGTGATTTAATTGGGTAAAGTACACATTATCCCAGCCCACCAGCAAAAAGGAAATACTATTCATCAGCGGCGTAGTCAACATCCATTTGACCAACTCCGAGTGGCCGCTTATTGCCGGGTTTCGACCGACTATGATGAGCAAGCTAGCTCCTACGAAACTCAGGTAGCTCACTACAAAGAGCTAATTCAAAAGAAACCAACCTGGGAATTTGCAGGTATCTATGCTGATGATGGAATCTCCGGAACCAACACCAAGAAACGGGAACAATTCAATAAAATGATTGCGGCCTGTAAAGCCGGTAAAATTGACTTAATTGTCACCAAGTCAATTAGCCGATTTGCTCGAAATACTATTGATTGCCTGAAGTATATCCGGGACTTAAAAGCTATCAATGTGGCGATCTTCTTTGAAAAGGAAAACATCAACACCATGGACGCCAAGGGTGAAGTTCTGATTACCATCATGGCTTCCCTTGCTCAACAAGAAAGTGAGTCCTTATCACAAAACGTCAAGATGGGGATTCAGTACCGCTATCAGCAAGGAAAAGTATTCGTGAATCATAATCACTTCCTGGGCTATACCAAGGATGCTCAAGGTAACTTGGTAATTGAACCGGAAGAAGCCAAGGTTATTAAACGGATCTTCTATAGCTACTTAAATGGAATGAGCATGAAGCAAATCGCTGATTCACTCAAAGCTGATGGTATTCTGACTGGTGGCAAAACAAAAAATTGGCGCTCTAGCAGCGTGGCTAAAATCCTAAAAAATGAAAAATACATTGGTGATGCCCTTTTACAGAAGACTTACACCGTTGATTTTCTTAATAAAAAACGAGTGAAGAATGAAGGCATCATGCCACAATACTACGTGGAGAATGATCACCCGGCGATTATTCCCAAGTCTGTTTTCATGCAAGTACAGCAGATCATCAAACAGCGCCGAAATGGTATCACTACTAAGAACGGTAAGCATAGGCGCCTTAACGGTAAATATTGCTTCTCTCAAAAAATATTTTGTGGTAAGTGCGGTGATATCATGCAGCGAAACATGTGGTATCGACCAGAGAAAGTAGCAGTCTGGCGCTGCGCCATTCGGATAAGGAGAAGTAAAACTGGTCGCCGCTGCATGATTCGAAACGTTAAAGAACCCCTTCTAAAAGAAGCTACTATTGAGGCTTTTAACCAGCTCATTGAAGGGCATGAGTTAGCCAACAAACAAATCAAAGCCAACATCATGAAGGTCATCGAGAACTCCAAAGGACCAACACTCGATCAAATCAACCAACAGTTGGAAGAGGTACAGATGAAGCTCATCCAGGCTGCCAACCAGCATCAAGACTGCGACGCACTAACCCAGCAAATCATGGACCTGCGGAAGCAAAAAGAAAAAGTCCAAAGTCGTGAAACTGATCAACAAGCCAAACTACACAGCCTTGATGAAATTAACAAATTAGTCGAATTGCACAAGTATGGCTTAGTTGACTTTGATGAACAATTGGTTCGTCGCTTGGTAGAAAAAATCACCATCTTCCAACGCTACATGGAGTTCACGTTCAAAGATGGTGAAGTTATCAGAGTAAATAAATGAATTTTAGGATGTTTGGTACTCAGCTATTTTGGCTGGGTGCTGTTTTTAGATTGTAGTTTTTTAATTTTGGCAGATTGAATTAAATTATCTTGAATCAGTCGCCAAGTGTTTCTGGAAATTAGTGTGCGCGTAACCATGAACGCATCAGCTAATTCACTAGCAGTGGCTTGTCCGTGTTGTTCCAGATAGATTAATTTTCCCACTCACGCATTGAGAAACCAGTTGTGGTCAGCCCTTGCATTAACATCTGGTATGCTTGTTTCTGAATAGCCTGTAGGGTTGCTAAGCTCTCAAACAGGATCTTAGTTTGCCGATGATTTAGCAT